GTAAAGGTGAAGACAAAGAAGATATGAAGAAATCTATCGATAAGTCTGAAACTTTAATGAAATCTTATATCGATGAAAAATATAGTTCTCTAGAAGAAAAACTTTCTAAGATGGCTGCTGCGATTGAAGCTATTGCTGATGCGCCAGTTGCTAGAAAAGGTATTCCTTCTGGTATTACTGCTCTTGCTAAGTCTACTGATGAAGTAGAACAACTAAGCAAGTCAGATGTAGCAAACAAGCTATTTGAACTTAAAAAATCTGGTCAAAGTGTAAATTCTGAAGATATTTTTAGAGTTGAAACTGGAAGCCAAGAAAACGCTAACCTAATTGCAAGCAAATACGGGCTTAAATAATCTATAGGAGATGAATAAAATGAACGTAAACGAAACTGTTAACCAAATCAATTCAGGGCTGGAGCAGGGGATTGTTTCTCCTCAAGAAGTTGAAGCCTTAAACAAAGCTATTACTGCCGGATACGGTGGTGCTGGTAAACCTACTGACCTTACTTATGGTGGTGTCCTTCAAGCGGAATCTTTAGAGTCAACTCTAAAGTCAATCACGTTTGACATGAAGAACTTAAAGTTCTGGCCTGCAATTAGTGTAGATAAGGCATACAATCTATTTGAGCAATATAATCGTCTAATCGGTTATGGTTCTGATTCTTCACCGTATATCGGAGAAGGTGGAGCACCTAGAGAAGAAGATTCTACTTATATCAGAGACGGTCAAAGGATCGTATTCTTTGGTACTCGTAGGAAAGTATCGCATCAAATGACACTTGTTAGAACTACTGTTGGTGACATCGTAGCTCAACAAGCAAAAGAAGGAACAATGCACCTTCTTAAAAATGTAGAACGTGAAATGTACTGGGCACATGCTCACTTCACTAACGCAGCTACTGGAGTTCAAAATGGAGCGATCTCTGATCTTCCTTCTAACTCTATTGCTATGAACGGACTTTTACAGCAATTGCTTAAAGGTGACGATGATAGTCAACAAAAATCACAAGCCTTTGAGGGTTATGGTGAAGTAAGAAGTATCTCTAAAGATTTAGATGGTGCTGTACTTAGCCAAGATGACCTTGAAGATCTTGCAGTTATCGCTCTAGAGAACTTCGGTGCTCCAAGCGAATTGCACATCGAGCCACTTGCGCTTAGTTCTTTTATTAAGCAATTTTATCCACAATTCAGATCAGCTCCTGGTTTAGCTGCACAATCTGTTGGTTATGATGTTAATAAGATGACTACTTCTGCAGGTAACATCGATTTCAAACCAAATCTATTCCTTAGACCAAGAGGTAGAGCAAGAGCTGTAGGTATTACAGGAGCTCCAGTAGCACCTGTTGTCGGTGCTGTTGGTTCTGCTACTAACCCAGCTGGTTCTTTAACTGCTACTGATTCTTATGATTATGTAGTAACTGCCGTTAATGATCACGGTGAAGGTTCTGTTTCTAATGTTCAAACTGCTGTTGTTCAAGTTGCTGGTTCTGCACAAATTTCGATTGGTGTAGTTGCTGGTGCAAAGTTCTACAAAGTTTATCGTAAGGTAACTGGTGCTGCTGCTGGAACTGAGCAATTTGTAGGTAACTACAGAGCTGCTGGAGACGTAACTGATTCTGGTGCTAAAGGTGCTGGTCTTGGTGAGGCATTCTTGCTAGACATGAGTTCAGAAGTAATGAGATTTAAGCAGTTAAGTCCATTAAGTAAAATAAATTTTGCAATTGTAAGTACTGCACTTGAATTCGCAGTTGTTCTGTATGGTGCACTCTTTGTGTATGCTCCACGCTTTAATTGCTTGTTTAGAAACTTAGGAAAGTAATCTAAGTTATTAAAATTACAAACAAATTGGCCCAACTTATGTTGGGCCTTTTTGTACTAATTTAAGCAGTTATAACCATTATCTAGGTATAATATATTGTAATAGCACCATAAGAGGTTACAATTGTTTATATATAGAATTAAAAATAAAAAGAATAATAAAATTTATATAGGTCAAACTATTAGATCAATAAAAGAACGATGGAGTGCGCATTGTTCGTCATCAACTCGCAATACTAACAACTTATTTCACAATGCAATTGCGAAACACGGGAAGGATTCATTTGAGATAGAGGAATTAGCTAAAGCTGATTCGCAAGAACAACTTGATGAATTAGAGAGTTTATATATAAAGTTAAATAATTCACTACACCCGTATGGTTATAACCTTAAAACAGGTGGATCAAATGGGGTTGTATATTCAGATGAATCTAAGAAAAAAATGTCTGAGACTAAACTTGGAATACCTATATCAAAAGAAGCAAAAGACAAGATGAGTAAAGCACATAAGAAAATATGGGACAATGACGATGGAACGCTGTCTAAACAGAGAAGTAAAATAGTTAAAGAAGCATGGAAAAATCAAGAATATCGTGAAAAAATATCCGCAGCAAGAAAAGAGTACTGGTCTAATCAGCAAAATAGAGAAAAAGCTAGTGAACGAGGTAAAAAAATGGCATCTGATCCTAAGTATATTAAAAAAGTAAGTGATGGTGTTAAGAGTGCTCACAAAAAACCAGAAACTAAAAAGAAAATGCGCAAACATTATGATAAACAAATGAAACAAGTAATAGATTCTAATGGCGTTGTGTATCCATCGATTAAGGATGCAGCTGACAAGTTGGGCATCATGCCTAGCAATATAGTTAAAGTTATAAAGGGTGACTATAAGAAAACAAAAGGATTAGTCTTTAGATATGTTGAAAACAAAAAGACAAACAAAGAATTAGATGTAATATATCAAGAAAAATTAATAAACCCAGATTTAAGTCAACAAACTATATATATAGTTTCAGGCATAGCTGGTTCAGGCAAATCATGGGTATGCAATCAGCTTACTAGTAAATTTCATTACATTGCCTACGATAAAAATAAGAAAAAAGATCATTTACATCTAATAAGATCAGCTCCCAAAGATAAAATAATCTTATATGATTTAAACATTAACACTTCAACATTTATAAGAAGAAATTGCGAAGAATTTAATATACGTTTTGTAACTATATTGGGTGATTTTTTACAAGTCAAACAACAATTAAAAGATCGAGGTGGAAAAATAACTAAAGGGACTTATTCGAGATGGAAAGTTATGAAAAAAAGAGCAAATACCTATGGAGAATGTCAAGGATCATCTTCTGAGATACTTAAATACCTTAAAAATCTAAAGCTCAATCTAGTACGCAAAATCAATCACGTATAATCTATCTATGAAAGATTTGATATTAAAACCACAAGAAATTAAATTACTAAAAGTATTAAACTCATTAAATTTAATTGAGTCAAAACTTATAGAAAAAATCTACAATAAAAGGTCTCATTTCGCGAAATTTGTTTATAGAGTGAGGTTTAAGTGAGTTATCTCAAACAATTCCTTACTGATCTAACAGATAGTGGCGAATATTATGCAGAAATGTTAGATAACTGTGCTGAAATATACATAGTGACTGAACAAAAACCAGTGTTAATGCTTGAATTTGATGAAAAAGTTTACCACTTAAACTTTCGATGTGATCTTACCTCTAATACTGTGGCTCAAATGACATATGATATGGCCTGTATAGACGAAGATTTAGTCATTGGAAAAGACTTTTTTTCATCGCCGGATACAGGGATTGTATACGGTAAAGAAGCATTGGATTTATATTTTACATCTATAGTGCAGGCTATAGATACAGCACGATTGCAACAAGAAACAACACTAGATGATTCTGTATATGTAGTAACACAACCGATAATGACATATGGGAAAAAGAATGATACAAACAATAAATTGCAGAGATTGTGGGGAACCGACTTGGAATAGAACCGAGCGCTGCTGTCCTTGCAAGAGGACATGGAGGAAGAAAGTGGCTGAAACTAAAGAAAGTGCCAAAAAGGATTTGGAAAAAGCCATACGGTGTATCCAAAAACATATAGACAAAGAACTAACCGAGGATAAAAATAATGGCTAAGAAAAAAGTTGCTAAAAAGACTACAGTTAAGAAGACTGCTAAAAAGGCTACAGTTAAGAAGACTGCTAAAAAGTACAAGAGATTTGCGCCTCCAGTTAGTAATGTTGGTAAACCAAAAGTTCTTGTCTATGATATAGAAACAGCCCCTGTTCTAGCCTCAGTGTGGGGATTATTTGATCAGAATGTTGGTCTAAATATGATTGAGTCAGATTGGCACATTATGTCCTGGTCTGCTAAGTGGCTCGATGCTCCAGAGAATGAAGTTATGTATATGGATCAACGTCGTAAAAGAAACATAGAAGATGACAAAGATCTGCTGAAAGAGATTTGGTCTCTTCTAGATGAGGCAGATATGGTTATTACCCAAAATGGTAAAAAGTTTGACCAAAAGAAGTTAAATGCAAGATTTATACTAAGTGGAATGCAACCACCATCATCATATAAGCATATAGATACCCTTCGTATAGCTAAGAAGCATTTTGCTTTTACTAGCAATAAGTTAGCGTATATGACAGATAAATTGTGTGTTAAATATAAGAAATTAAGCCACGGCCAGTTTCCAGGGTTTGAGTTGTGGAAAGAGTGTATGGCAGGAAATCAAGATGCTTGGCAAGAAATGGAAGATTATAACAAATATGATGTTCTATCACTAGAAGAGCTATATAGAATATTAATTCCTTGGGATAATACATTCAATTTTAATACTTATCACGACTCAACAGATGTTTACTGTAAATGCGGCAATAATACTTTTTCAAAAAATGGCTTTTATCACTCAAATGCAGGTAAATATCAAAAATATAAATGTAAAAGCTGCGGTCATGAAAGTCGAGATAAGGTTAACTTGTTGTCTAAAGACAAGCGCAAAAGCTTAAGACCAGAGACGCCTAAGACATAAACAGACTCACTCATTTAACTGTTAGATATGGTATAATCTCCTTATGAGCATTAGTTTATAAGGAGATTTATCACATGGCACAAAAGAATAAAGCAAGAAAGATGCTTACAAACAATGTCGCAGCAATCGCACAGGCATTAGTATCCGTTAACCTTCCAGGTAAGGTAATTACAGACCCAATAAATGCAGCAGTAAAAGTCGGAGAAGGGAATATCCTTAGAATCCAGACATCTGGTGATTTATTTGTAGCCTTTAGTGATGAGAGCAGTATTGGTGTTGTATCTGCAGCTACTACCCCAGCAGTTAAATTAGTTGGAGCTGGAGTTCATTATGTTGTATGTCAAAGCACATATGTGAGAGCTAGTGGAACAGCGACAAGAGTAGAACTTTTAGAATTCTAAGGAGAAAATATGAAGGTTGATAACTTCAAGGAGTTGCTCTTAAAGAAGTCAGAAGACAATAGGAATCTGCAAGTCCTTATTAAATACATGAAAGAAGAGTATCTAGTGGATCACATAGTTGAATCTCTAAAGAAAATGGCTTCTTCATATTCAAAGAAGAATCCTAATGCTGGATTAACAAACTTTGGCTCTACAATGGATGAGTTTACAGAAGGTGACATGATCCATGATGCTTTGTCTCATCATGCTTCTGCATATAAGGCTGCATTGAAAGCTGGAGATAAAAAAACAGCTGATAAACATATGTCTCAAATACATAAGATTATGCACATGTCTGATAAAGTAACAAAAGATGGTCTAAATGATCACTCAGGTGGAAAACTAAGAATAGATGCAATTGACCCTAAGCCATGGGAAAGAACAGGCAAAACTAACGTGAACGATAAAGGGAAATTTAAAACCGACACAGTTGGTTGGAAATACCAAAGAGCTAATCCTGACTATAGTCATCTTAGAGGTGCTCCACATGAGTCATATAAAGGGGAAATTAGAGCTCACGGTCACAATAAGGCGTACCCATTAGAGGAAATGAAGGTTAATGATAAGCATATTCATATAGACGATGATCATGATTTTAATGGAGAATATCAACCTCACCCATTCGACTCTCACCCAGTTATGGGTATATATAATACAAAGCCAAGTGACCATAACGACTTAAAGCAAGAAGAGTATCTAAAAAATGTTGATGCTTTTAATGACGAAGGTGGTGGATTAGATGCTTATTATGATATGATTGAAGCAAGAGATCCAGAAGCTCATGCTGCCCGTGGAAGTGTTAAGCATCCAGGTGTTCATGAGGATGTTCCAGGATTAAACATTGATAGGGAAACAAAAGAAGCTCCGGCAGCAGTGTCTACAAAGGTTGATGATCTACCAGAAAAAGCCCCTTCATTGCAGGATATGAAAGCACAGCAAAAATCTAAATTACAAGATATTCTAGCTAATGCAAAACCGCCAAAGGCAGGTAAATAATGGATGCAATGGAATTATTAAAATCGATTAATGATATTCTTAAAAAGAATGAACAATTCTTAATAGATAACCCTGAAGCATTTAAGTTGATTGAAGGAAGACTGCAAAAAGCAGTTTATGACCCAGAAGATGAAATGACTGATGAGGATTTTTATAATCAAGAAGATGATTCTGGCATATCAGATTTATTTGACGATGTTCCTAAAGATGATTTCGATGAAAACTTAGATGGTCATATAGATGATGACGAAGCTGCTCAGTGGTTAAAAGAGAATGAGGATAATGTAAAAGGTGAAAAAGACATAGATGGTGATGGTGATATAGATTTATCAGAAAAAGCAAAACAAAAAATTGCAGCTACTGATAAGAAAACTGATAAAAATAAAGTTTCAAGTTCTGGTTATAGAGAGTGGGCGCCTAAAGATAAATATGAAGACAATCACCAATCAGCTATTGATAAATATGTTAATGATGGATATTCTCCCAGAGAAGCTGAAAGATTAGCTGGAGCAAGTGATTCTCCAAATGATTTTCAATCAGCCTTAAAGCATAAAATAAAACCATCTCAGCCATCTAAAAAAATGCTTGAGCGCATGAAAGGACTGGCTGGGGATTGGTTGAGAAATGCTGAGCGTAAGATTGGTGAATCAGCAGATGCTAAGAAAAACCCTATTAAGCATGCATCGTCAAAAGCATTAAATGCTCACGAAAATGCACATAATGATTTTAATGCATCTTATAATAAATTTTTGTCTTCTGATGATGTAAAAGATTTAAGAGGTAGAGCTAGAACTAATGCAATAAGAGAATTCAAAAAACAATATAATAACGACAATCCAACACACAGAGAAAATGTAATTCAAGCTGCTAATGCAGGTAAAGAATATGATTTAGCTATGAATCAAAGAAAAAAGCACTTAGAAGAAGGTAAACAATCAATTCTTGATGCTGGTAAATCTGGTGGAGAAATGAGTACAGTTGGTGAGTATTCAAATGGAGCTTCTGGGGACACGAACAACATGACAGCACAAGGCGCAGCTCAAATGGCTGGTGGTGCTCAAGAAGAAGGTGGATATACCTCTGGAACAGTTAAGGATCCAGCTATGCACTTTGCAGAGTCTAATCCCGAGTATGTTAAAAGTTTAAGGGATAAATTAACGAGCAAACTAACCCCTGAACAATCAAATCGATTAAGTGCTATCACAAGTATAAGAAAAAAGGGAAGTGAGTAATGGCTAAAAGTGAAACAAATTCAAGGGGAATATTTCCGGCATGGTCACAGAGTGGTGAAGATGTCAGTGGAACATTTGAAAGATATAAACCTTTACCAACGCCAGTAGGATTAAAAGCTACGGCCTTATTTGGTTTGCCACTAAAGTCTGCGTTAACTGGAGATGAATTGTCAGATGATGCTATAAAGCATTATATTGATGGAGCTATTTCACAAATAGAACATGAGTTAGATTTATACATAACACCAGTTGAATTTAAAGAACAGCATGATTACCGCAGACATGAGTTTACATGGAATTATAATTATCTTAAATTAAACCACCCTAATGTTATTAGTGTATCTAAGGTTGAACTATCATTTTCTAATGATGACGATAATTTAGGTTTTGTTCAATTTCCATTACAACATGTTCATTTACAGCCACAAGAAGGCGTAATACAGTTAGTTCCTGCATTTGGAACAAGTCTATCCGGATTTCTTTTATCTGCATTTTCAGGGACACAATTCCATGCATTAAGAGCAATTGGTCTAGACACATTTCCTGGCGGTGTAAGAGTTAATTATAAGGCTGGTTTTGAAAAGGATAAAGTGCCTGCAGCAATAGTAGAGTTAATAGAGAATATTGCTGCATTTAAGTTACTCACTTTTATTGGACCGCTACTGTTTCCACATACATCTGTTGGAGTTAGTATGGATGGGGTTAGCCAGTCAGTTGGAACTCCAGGACCTCAATTTTTAGCACAGCGTATAAGAGACTTAGATGATATTATAGAAAAACAAAAATTAGCAATAAAAGGTTATTATCAAAGATCGTTTCAAATCGATTTCTTTTAAGGAGAAGGTATGCCACTAAAAGAAGGTTCAAATAAAAAAACTATTTCTCAAAATATAAGCACAGAAGTTAAGTCAGGTAAATCTCAAGATCAGGCTGTGGCTATAGCATACTCAAAAGCTGGAAAATCTATGAAAAAAGATGAGTTAGCTGGCGGTCTAGCAGATGAAAAAACGCCGAAAGATTTTGATAAGAAAAGACTTGCTCAAGGTATCAAAGTAGAATCAGAGCACACAAGCAATAAGAAAATAGCTAGAGAAATAGCTATGGATCATTTAACTGAAGATGTTAATTATTATAAAAAACTTAAAACCATAGAAAAGAAAGATAAACTTCGTGTTGATAAAGAGATAGATGGAAAGCAAGAACTTGACTATGGATCTGAAGAACTTGATAAAGAAGAGCAAGATGCTGCACAATCAAATAATCAAGATGCTCAAAATGATTATGACGAATTAAAGCGAAAATGGAAATATCTTAAGAAAGCTTTAGCAGAAGACGCATTTATGACAATCGGAGATGATGATGGTGAAGAAGAGAAAGAAGCTAGTGATGCTGAAGGTGAAGAAGAAATCCCAGAAGAACCGTCACCTGAAACGGATGGCGAAGATGCACTGGTATCACCTGATGAACAAAAAGGACAGGAAGCGGATGATGAAGGTCTTTCTGACGAAGAACACGAATATCTAAAAGAATTATTGGGAGGTGAGGAAGAATCACAACCCAATGAAGAAGCACAACCTGAGGAAGAATCACAACCTGAGGAAGAAGCACAACCTGAGGAAGAAGCACAACTTGATGATTCCCAAGAAGATGGCGAAGAAGAAGTTTCTATTGATGAGTTGACTGAAATAATGAAAGAATTAGGTCACTCTGATGCAGAAATAGCGCATGTTCTACACGGTCACCACTTTCCTGAAGTAGACGAAGTTGCAGCCGAAAAAGCTAAGACAGAGGCTGCTAGTAGGGAGGGCGAATTATCGCTTAAGCAACTTGAAATGGAAATCAAGCAGATGGAAGCTGCACTTAAAGATAACTATGGAAAGAAAATAAACGAACTAGAAGCTAATCATAAAGAAAAAATGCTTGATTTAGAATTTGAATACGCAGCTAAAATGAAAGAACTTGAGTATGATAAAGCTAAAAGAGCTGTTGAGGCAGAAGATGATACAGAGCATAAAAGTCGTATGAGAGAAGTAGAATACAACAAGGCTCAGAAAGATATTCCCGGAGATGCTTTCGATGATACAGAACATCAACAGCGAATGATGGACTTAGAATACGAGAAAGCTAAACGCGAAATGGAACTTGACCTAGAGATCAAAAAGAAACAAGCTGATTTAAAAATGAAGCAAATGCAAGCTGATGCTGCACATCGCAGCAAAGAAAAGCAAATAGCTGCAAAACAAAAAGAAGTAGAAAAAAATTCTTCAGAAGATGGAAAAAAACCCGTTTCTGACAAGAAGGTTAAATAATGGAAACATTGGCTCTAATACTTTTATTAAGTTGGAGTTTTGTTGTAGTTATATTGTTTATAGTAGGTAGTAAAAAGATATATAAGCACTTTAATAAAATGAAAAATAGATCACATTTGAAATTGATTCAAGGTGGAAAAAAAGAGCATGGGCCATATAGTAACACGCATGACAATAAAGAAAACAATTAAATGGTATAGGTTTAAATATGAATAAAAATGGACCAGGAACACTCGATTGGAGTGAAGAACTTCAAAAGACAGACGATTACAGACATATTCCAACTGCACTTTGGGCAGCTGATCAGCATGGTGGCGGCAAACAAGGTATTGACCCACTTAATAAATCTGAAAAACGAATCAAAGAAGGAGAAACTCCTTATAGACCAACCGATAAAGAAATCACGGCAGCAATTATGCACAACGCACCTAAACAACCTACAGATGAAGAAATGTTTGGTCACTTAGTTGTTTCTGAAGAGCAAGTGGCTAAAGCTAAAGCAGATTGGTATAACAAGTTGCAAGGCTTTTATGACGCTGCTATGAAACCAGTTATTCCAGAAGAAGAACAAGAATTAGAATGGGGTTCTGGAAAGTCATTTAATAGTACACTCTCTGACCAAGAGAGACTTAAAAGAAATATGTATACAGGCGAATAGCCTGTTATAATATAAGCATACTCCCCAGCATGGGTTGGGGTTTTACGGTTAAGGATAAGGGTAATGTCAGATTTTACATCGCCTCGCATTACAGAAAAGAGGTACATAAAGATACCACCTACAGCATTAACAGCTAGTGGAACTGTTAATGGATTAATAACTGTAGAGAATACCTATTGTTTCAAGGTAGGTCAGTGCTTATTATTTAAACAGGGCACAATCTTTTTTAAAGCCAAAATCCAAAGAGTAATATCAGAAACTCAATTCATAGTCATTGAACCTTCAGAGTCTATAGTTACCAAAAAGAAACTAAATATGTCTAGCTTCTTAGCGGGAACAACTGTCGAGCTTCAAGAGGTTAAACGCCCTGTTATAGATCTCTTAGAAATCCAGAGACAAGTATATGAAGAAGAGCCTACAATAGCCCTTAGAACTCATCAAGTAGATTGGTTAGGTAGAAGCTATGATGCTTCTAACCCTATGCCAGTTCAGCTATCAGATGGCTCTATCGATATAGGTACAGTTAATGCTGAATTAGCCGTTCAACTCACTCATCAAGATAATGTACCTAATAATGGCGATATTGCAGATTCAGTTAAGATAGGTGATGGTGTAGAGACTCTAGCAGTTAATCCTGATGGATCGATAAATGTGTCAATCAACCCAACGCCTTCAGGTAACTATAAGCCAGTAAGCACGTATAATGAAGTAACATCAGTAGTAAGTAGCAGTTTAACAACTGTAGCAGCATATACAGTTCCAATAGGAAAAACTGCTGCACTGTATACTGCAGATGTATCTGGAAGCAGTATAGCAACCTATACAGTTGAAGTAAATTCAGTTGTAGTAGATAAGAAATACACTTGGTTTGGTGGACAATTAAGTGAAAGATTTGAGTTTACTACCCCAAATGGCGGTTCAATTCAATTACTTGCTGGAGATATTGTAACTATTAAAATTACACACAATCGCCCAACACCTGGCAATTTCAACGCTAAAATAGATGTAGTTGAAATAGGTTAATAAGACAATATGATATAATATATAAAAAGGATGAATATGAGCAATTTAAAGAAAAAGAAGTTAGAATTAGACATAATGAAAGTTGCAGCTGCAAAGGCTGAACTTGAATACAAGATAGAAGAGCGCTTACAAGATATTAAGCGTATGAAAGAACACATTGAACTACAAGAAAAACGAAAAATAGAGTTACATAAAGAACTAAAAGAACTAGGGGAGTAATAAATGGCTGATTATGAAAGCGGCTTACCGATTCGGACGGAAGCAGATGGAACGGATGAACGTGTCCACGTCAAGATTGTGGATGGAACAAATCCATCAGTAAACCAAACCACTGTAGATAATGATAAGAACTTACACGTAGAACTACATGGTGATGATGAAGGTAATACCGATAGAGTTGTTGCCTTATCTGAGAAAGGCAATGTAGCCCTTGATGGTGTTCAAGATGTAAGCACAAACACAAACCCTTCTTCTTCTGCTTTGATTGCCCATGATAGAAATGGTATTTCTACAAATAGAACACATCAAGATAAGCGTGTAACAGCTATACTAGGCGAAACCAATACTGTATGTTTAGATATTGCCTTACATGATGAATCTGGTCAGAACTATGATGCTAATAATCCATTGCCAGTTGCTCTTGAAGAATCTGAAGGCAATGAAATTAATGACTTTCAAGTAAGTGCATCTGTAGCTAAGAATACAATTGTAAATCATGATTATGTTGTAACAGCTGGTAAAACTTTAGTTGGAGATCAAATTTGGGCTTCTGCTTCAGGTAAGATTAAAGTTGAAGTTCAAGTAGAGACAGGCGTAGGTACTGGTATATATAATTCTGCATTCGTGGCTTTTAATTCAACAGCTAATCCTAATATAGAAATACCTGTCTTAAAAAGACTTAAAGTTATTGCTGGAGTTAATGTTAGAATAGTAATAAAGAACTTAGATAATCAACCACAAGATGTATATTCTACATTAACTGCGATTGAAAAATAATAGGAATTAATGATGGCTGACATACAAGATATTGATGCTGCACAAACCGTTAAAGTTGTAGGTTCTGATCTAACTGGAGTTGAAGAAACTCCAGTAAGTTCCACACCAAATGGCGAGTTAAAGATTGCAGATACTCACAATAATGGCGGTCAAGACGTTACTATATCTATTACCTCAGGTTCTCCTGTTGAATTAAAAGTAAGTGCAACTAGGTTAGCAAACAGAAAATATGTTATCATGGAAGCTCTTAATACAGGAGTAAAGTGGGGATTTTCTAGTTCAACACAGAGTTTTGATCTCTTTAAAAGTCAATTAATAATGGTTCCAATTGGTGAGAATACTGAAATATGGTTTGATTGTCAATCTGGAACTAAACAAGTAGCAATAGCGGAGTTAGCATAATATGGCTGGTCCTTTTACCACCCCAGTTGCTCAATCAACACCGTTTGAGCCAAATAGAAATCCAGATTATAATGGAAATGTTGGTGCTCTAAGTGCTGATAATGTTCAAGACGCGATCGAAGAAGCTTATAATAATGCTCCTGGGAAGATTGCTAGATATACAATAACTTTAACTCATAATGGTGCTGTAGGTAATGGAACATTCTTTGGTTACTCTAACTTAATACCAGGAGATGCTTCTCCAATATTATTTCCATTTGCAAGTACATTAACTGAATTTACATTTACTAATAAAAAAAATAAAGCAGACTATACTTTAAAGTTTAGAAAAAATAGCACAACTGCTACTCCATTCTATACGGTATCTAAAGTCAATACTCAGTTCTTTTCAGATGCAAATGTAAACGAAACTTTTGCTGCTGGAGATACTATATTTGTTCAGTACCAAGATGATGGTGCTAATGCAAGAGACGTTGGTATTGTATTGTTCTTACAGAGGGTAGCTTTATGATTAAGTATATAAAGAATATTTCTCAATCAACTTTCAGTATTGCTGGTTTCCCGGTTTTACCTTCAGAAATAAAAGAGATTAGTTACTTAAAACAAGTAAAATATTTTAATTCAAGCGATGACAGTATAGATATTTTAATAAACAATAATCAAGCTTTATTGAGCTTAGATGGAACAACAACACTATCTAAAGCTGCTTCACTTATTATTGCTAAAACCATTGGTCAAGCGGAAGAGACTTATTTTAAAAATAAAAATATAAGAAATAATGGACTCTCTTCTGAGAGTGTACAAGATGCAATCGAAGAATCTTTTTTAAATCCAGACAATTTGCCTAATGGTAAATTACTTAAAACGACATTTACTTATCACGGAACAGCTAGAAACAGGTGGTTAAGGGTTAACCATAGTCTTGGTAGCGATTCTGTTCCTTTTATTGTGCCATTTAATTGTGTATTAATAGGTATGACAATGATTAATGATGCTTATGCTGATACAGATGTAGAAATTCATGTTATGAAAAGAAATTCAGAAATAACTAACCTTAGCTACCTTTGGCCCATTAGAGATTCAAGAGAAGCTTTAATTAATATACCAAAAAACACTATTGGGACTTCATTTGAATATGGAGATAAAATTGGAGCCTATGTTAAAGACAGAGGCTCAAACCTAAAGAAAGTTAATATAGACTTATACTTTATAGTTCAAGATGCAGGTATTGACCATAATGAAAACTTTTATAACGACTTAGAGAGAGAATAATGATATATATTAAAAACGCTACAGCTTTAAATAAAACTTATCTTGGACAAACTATTCTACCTGGTGAATATTTTTTAATTCCATTAGAAGAAGAAAAATTGTTTTCTCAAGAGGACTCTTTGCTTACAGATATAGGTAATAGTGATGCTGTTATTTCAAAAACAAATGACGGAACGACAGATATCTCTATTGTCAGTGATGCGATTATGTTTTTACAAGGCAGCCTTCCTTCTAAAGTAGAGAATACTAGCTTCCCTTTTGCTAAAAAGATATTGTCTAACGGAAAAAAACTTTACCGCAGAAAGCACGGCGTAAGAAAAAATTGTTTAGCTTCTTCTGATACCTTTATAGATATAATTGTTCCATATGTCCAATGTAAGATTGACGAAGTAGAAATTATTAATTGTTCTGGTAATGACAATGTTGATTTTTTAATCCTTGACACGGGTACTAATACTTACTCGCAAGCTCCTGTAGCAGCAGTTGGAGCCAATTATATTCTTAATCAATTTGGCTTTAATGTAGCCGTTAGTGATCTTTTTTATTCTGATTCTAGTAATTATGACGCAGATCTATATCAAGGAATGATTGTAAGAGTGATTTATAAGAATACAGAATCTCAAGATAAAAATATTGGAATAAACTTTGTGCTTCATGAGGTTAAGTAATGCCTAAGTTATTTATAAGACTAAGAAAGAAGCTTAATCGATTACAAAAAAGGCACATGATAAAGTGTGTAATGTCACGAAGAAGAAAAAGAAAAAGGCTCAGGAGATAGTGTGAAAATTTTAAATTGGTTTATTAAACTTATAAGCAAAACGATAGGATTGTTGCATTTACCTTTTGTTGATAAAAGTTTTCCCTTAAGCGATTATTTTGAAATAGAAAAACATATTAGGGGACTTGAAAGTCCTTTTGTTGTTGGTGCTGTTAAGATTAATGGCCATGGGTCTAATATTCTAATAGGATTGGTTCAGAGTATATCTTCAAAAGGAGGCGCTTTTAAAGTAACACATGCTTTAGCGCACATAGGCTTATATAACGGCTTTAAACATAGAGTTGTTCAATCAGTTGGTTCTGGAATTAAAGAATCTTCATTATTAGAGGCCATTGGACAAAGAGATACAGTTGTTTTAAGAAGACCTAACCCTAAAGTTTTGAATAGTAAAGTATGTGAACACGCATTAGAGTATTTACATGCAGTAGCTAAAAGAGACGCTCAAGTTAATATAGAATATGACAATGTTCATGATTATTCTGAAATTACTATAGAACAAGTTCGTGAGTATTCTAATAAAAATGTAAAAATGGACTGCAGTGAAACAGTTATGCAAGCTATAAATCATGGCTTTAAAATGACAAATCAGAAAAGTTTGATAAATATGGTTAATAGAGCTGGAAAAGAATCTTGGGCACCTAGTGACTTATACAATTCTAAGTTATTCATTACTTTTTATGACTCAAAGAAAGGGTTTATAAATAGCTAGCTATTAAGATTAATCTTTAAAAGTAAGTCCAAAAATGTTAAGACCTTCTTTAATCCTGACTTTGCTGAGAAGATTCTATAGTATCTAATAATCTTTTAAGTTCATAAATAGCACCTTGCTTGCCAGATACTTCATTCCCCATACGATCTATTTGAGAAGAAAGTTTATCTCTGTGACTTAATAAATCATTAATTTCTCGCACTAGTTCATCAATTCTTGTTATAATTGTGTCTTTCATATATATATTATACCTATTTAACGGCATTATATGGTACAATTAAGTAAGATAAGACACTATACATAGGAGTGACATAGAATGAGCGATAAACTCGATATGATCTATGACTTATTGAAAAACGACCGCAAAGAAGCGGGAGAGTTCAGAAAAGAAGTCAGAGATTCTCACAAAAAAACGGACGATAGATTAACTAAGTTAGAAATTCAAGGTGAAGCACAAAATATATCACTTGACAAGCATATTGAAGGTGTAAAAACCTTAAAACAACTACACTTAGATAACGTAAGTAGAATTAAAACTATAGAAAATGATGTAGTTGTTTTAAGAGAACCGGCTAAGGTTATGTCGGTTCTTAAAAAGTGGTTGTTAGGAGCAGCTACAGTGGCTACAGCAATTATAACAATATCAAAGCTAATGGGGCTTTTTTAATAAAGTGTTGACACTGCTACAGCAGTGAACTAAGGAGAAATTATGTCACAACACAAACAAGGAATGGAAAGGGTGATGCAATCCTCTTTCAAGCACAGAAGAGCAGGTACTGAGATGGCCACAGCTGTTATAGGTATCGAAGCAATGCTAGTATCTGGAATCAATACAACAACAGCCGTAGAGAACGCAGATAAAAAAGTACAAGGTAGATGTAGATCTGGTCTTGCTCATAAAGCGTTCGGTAAGCAATTAGCAGATGCTGTTACTACATTAGATAAAATAATTGCAGATGAAAGCCTTACTATTGTAGCTGAAGATAAAAAACTTATAGGTCAACATAAAGCTGGTCTTAGGGCTGTAGTTATTAAAGATATTACCCGTAAAATATTAGGAAAAGAAATTGCTGATATTGCTGATAAAGCAGAAAAAGTAGTTGATGAACTATTAGTTATTTATGGAGTAGGTGGAGCTAAAGAATCTGGCCCAACTGCAGCTAATCTATTAATTATCAAAGAAGCAATGCAAGCGTAAGGAGTAAACTATGTCTAAAAAATTCGATAAAATGCTTAAAGCTCTAGAAGATATCAAAACTGATAAAGTTAAAGTAGAAAAGAAAGAGAAAAAAGTAGAAAAGAATAAAACTAAAAAAGAAAAAGTCATTAATGCAGATGTTAATGGTGACGGAAAAGTCGATGAGAAAGACGTCGAAGAAGTCAAAAAGAAAATAGTTAGTAAAAAAGACTAAATATCAGAGCCACTCTTTTGAGTGGCTTTTTTATCTATTCTTATCCAGTCTATCTTAACTAACTCTTCATTTTCAGACATCTTTGCCCTTAATTTCTATTTTATTGTAATTACCTATATTTACTATATTAAACTTTAAATCACCCATATTTTGAGAATAATCTAAATCTCCATAAGTATCTTTATAGTAAATCACATTAACACCAGCTTGATATAATAATCTTAAACACTTTTTACATGGTGATAAAGTACAAAATATAACACAATTATCTGTTTTAATTCCATGCCTTACTGCATTACAAATAAGATTTTCTTCTGCATGTATAATATATTGATATTTTTCTGGTCTTATGTTTGGCAGTTCTTTATCTGGTGCCCCCCTAACAAATCCATTAAATCCATCAGCAATAACAGCACCTGATTTATTGTTTATTAATAGTGCACCAACTTTAGTTTGATTATCATGAGAGTTAGCTGCAATAGTTTTAGCTCTTTCATAATAAGAATCTAATTTATCTTCATTTATTCCAAGTTTAACTTGATTATATTTAACTATATTAAATATGTGTTCAAAAAAGTTTTCAATACCTAAATTAAGTTTCATTGTATTGCAAGTCTTGCAACATGTGACCACATTACTCGATGTATATCCTAAATTATTATTTACCCTATCTATCCCATTATAATTATATGAACCCTTTTTATTGTTTACTATGTGGGCATTACTTTCTTTTGTTCCACAATATTTACATGATTTATCTATTAAAACATTAAACTCACTTTTAGTTAAATTAAAAGAATAATTTCTTTTTTTAGCTGAGTGCTTATATTGCTCATATAGTTCTCTTTTAGCTAATTCTTCTATAGATTTAGAGTTCCAAGCAGTTTTACCTGTAGATAATTCTACTAAATTATTATGAGTCCAACAACCACAACTTTTAGATGATCCATTTTTTATATTATATTCTTTAACTTCAACTTCTTTACCACAATCGCATACTGCTTTTACGTAATATCTTCCATTTTTCTTAAATCTTTTAGATTTTATTGTCCACATATTATATTTTTTGTGTAACTCTAGTATATTGCCCATTAAAAATCCTCTATAGTGTAAGGCTTTTCTTTGTAATACTTATAATAACTATTACAGAAATTACTATATTGTATGATTCTAGATTTGCTGCTATGTCGTCTATCTTGTGATGAATTAGTTGCCACTATATCTAACTGAATTACTTCAGAAAAGCCATGCTTGTTATGTTGCTGATCTTCGTTAGTTGCACCCATTGTATATCTTGGGAACGTTTGCTTTGTTTTATCTGTGGGTCTTTTAATTATGTTAGTAATTTTCCAAGCAATTATGCCAGAACCATAAGTTGTTGCACAATCATAGATTATATCTCCTACATTATAAGTTTTGATGTGTTCGTATGCTTCTTTATTGGTATTAAAGTTAATTTCTAATTTTTTATTCTTACGTCTAGCTTGTCCCTTTTTCTTAGTTTGGAGTTTCTCGGCAGCTAAAGGGTCATAGCCTTTACCATCATCAAATACTATAGATTCTATATAATCAGGATCAGATTCAATTTCATATCTAGGGGGTGGATATTGTGTTGTTAAGCATTGAACTTCAACACCTAACTTACCTGCGGCATTGATTCTCTTAATAAAGATAAAGCCATCTGCATCTTTGTAAAAGACCATGAACTTATCTTTGCCTCCACGGTTTCTAGAGACATATTTCCAAGAATCATCATAAACTTTAGATTTAATAAATAAAACTTCTCCAACTTCAATCTCTTTGTGCTTCTTATGAGATGCCATTATACTCTTAGTCTTTTTATAATATTCACATTTATTCACTCTTATTAAATCTGATTTACTTAATTTTTCTTGTGTCATATGTTCTCCGTGTGATATAATAGTTCTTATAGGAGTTATTGTGTCATTATTTAAAAAAACTATATCAACAATACAAGGTCTTCGTAAGTGGTCAATTATGTTTCTACTAATAATTATAGGTGTAACATTTAGGGTTACAGACCTATTATCTGGCGTAGAATTCGTTGCTCTACTTAAAGGTACAGCTATAGCATTCTTCAGTTCAAATGCGATTGAGCATATTAAGTCTGCTATAATTGCTAAGAAAGAAGATATGAGCGAAGACTAAGCGTCTTCGTCCGTCTCATATATATACTCAATCTCTTCTTCTTCTATTAAACCTTTATTACCAACTAGTTTTTCACCAACGGCCTTATATCTAGTTATCTTAACTCTCTGAACAGTAATCTCTCCCGTAATTGGATCGATAATTTCTATTTTTTCTTCGTACTCTTTTTCTATTCTATTGTCTTTTCGTTTCTTTCTGACTTTTTTTGGCTTTATATCCGTCTTTTCTGACATCGTAACCTCCTATTGCACATGTTTTCTTTATGGAATCTATTTCTATTTGTATCTGTCTATTTCTTAAATTTATTGCTTCTGTAATCATTTCTATATGGCCAACTATTCCTAAATCTGCTATAAACCAGGCCATCCTTTCTTTCATTGTAAGGTCATGCTCATTAGTCATCAAACATTTCTCCACTCGTATCTACTGAATTAAAAGAATATTCCATAGCTATCTTAAAGTCTGTATCTTTATCAGTTATATTTAATCTCTTTAAAACTTTAAACATCATATATTTGATGTAATATTTTTTCTTAATGCGTTTATGTTCCTCCACTCCGATTCTAGACTCCCATTTATCTGAGATCTGTAAAGCTCCATTTCCTTTGGTAGATTCTTTTGATTTAGGTAATTTATCCATTGTTCCAATTTCCCACTTACTATTATTTCATTATACACAGTGATCGGCATTAACAGTTGTGCTGTAAAATCTGAACCACCGTCCATGGGTATACCTTGACTATTGAGGATTAAGGCTTCTGTTGTAGCCTTTATATAGTTAGCCATATTTTCTCTATCCTCTAACTTATCTCCATCAATCATGCTTACATCAGGAGTATAAGCCTCGATGTCATTCGAGGGGGTTGTAATGACATCGAGGCCATATTTTTGCAGATTTAACTGCACAAATAAAGGAAGTTTCATAATTAAAGTGGCAGACGCCAATTTAAGTAACTTAATATTAGTTTTAGTTTTAAAGTATTTATCTTGCAAGTCTTGTAACATTCTGCCACCACCAGAGAATTCTAAAACAGCCACCCACCCTTTATCTAAAACTGGCATTTTATTGAGAGTCATATTTTATTACCTTTCTTTAAATTCTCTTCAGCTGTTAAAATTTGTAAGTTCCAAGGAACATGTAAGCCACAAACTGTTTTCCCTTGTAGTGGAACTATGTGGTCCACATGATACCCTTTTGGGCAGCTTTTGTAAATTTCTTTAACTTCTTCCAATTGTATTTCAGTAAGCCAAGATGGGGTAGCCTTTAGTTTTTTAGCTCTATATTTAGCATTCATTGCTACTTTTTTGTTTTTATTTTTATGTAGATATTTTTTCTCATAAATAGCTTTTTTAATTTTGTTTTTATCATTGTATTTTTTCTTTTTTATACTGATAGTTTCTATATTATTTTTATACCAAATTTTCTCTCTTTTTGATATTATTACTTTATTTTCATTATAGTAATTAGCTTTCATTAATTTAATGCAGGATTTGCAAGAAGGGTATTTACCATCATTATACCTTGTGTCTTTATAAAAGTCGTCTAAAGGTTTTTCCTTCTTGCATTTGCTGCATTTTTTCACTTTTAATTCTAACTTTGTCATTTACTCATTTTCTGAATCAGCTTCTATTAATCCAGCTGGAATAAGTAATTCTTCTTCGTCATCCCAAAGTGCTGCTTCTAAAATTCCATTAGCCACCATTTCTTCCCAGTTAGCCTCAATAAAATCAACTGTACCTTCATCAAGGAATTGTGAGGATTTATCGAAGTCTTTAGTAAGAACATACACCATTGCATGATGCTGCTCTCGCTCCCACATGCAACCTACCGCTTCAACCATCTCATAAAATTCAAATGGTCCACGCATCGTAGATGCAAGTAATTGTGGTTTATTTCTTGAATCAGTATTAACTGCAACCAAGAATGTTCCATCTTCAATATCTGAAAAGTCCATTGTTCCATCCATAAGTTCAGCACAAAATTCCTCATCTTGTGTGATTGGCTTAGCTGACAATGGTTTAGCAACAGTCATACTGTCATCCTTAATTGGATTTTCTCTATCTTTTGCTTTCTGATTACCATCTGGTATAAAACTCATTATTCTTCTCCCTCGTTCATGTCTTTAAAAGACTCTTTAACTGCCAAATCGGCTATAAAATTTTCAAACATTTTTAATAGTTTTCTATTTGGATTTACTTTCTCTTCATCATCTATGTTTGATACTAGGCAACTCCCGTCGTTCCAAATAAGTGGATTGCCATTAATGTACATCTCATCCCCAGCTCTAACAACTAATATGCGATGATCATGACTCACAAATCTTTCAGCATCATCTACTATCTCTATACTCTCAATCACATCATCGTAAACATTGAAGCTATAATTGTGATCTAAGTGATTCTGAATGCTAATGTAATTAGATTTAGCAATACCGTTTTCACATGAATCCTCATTTAGAGCATTCGCAACTATAAAATCTCCACCTTGAAGATAAGCTTTAATATTAAAACCAAAGGCATAATAGTCCTCCGTATCTTCAAAATCTTTTTTAGAAGTAGCCATAATATCGTTAATGGTCTTAAACTTAATTCTTACTACTTCACCCTTATGTGGATTTAACTCTTTCAATACTGACATATTTCCCCCTTTATGTTTCTATATCATTTTCGATTCTGTTTTGTTTTTTTAGGTTTAAATAGTTTTAAATCTTTTTTAGTTACATTAGGTAGGTATTGAGGTTTAGATTTATATAATACTTTACTTTTAATATCTTTATCAGTAAAAGCATGCAATTTACATTCGCTATCTTCAAATACACAAACTCTATTATTAAACATAATCAAGGTGAGTTCACCTAAATTAAAATTATAAGTTTTATAACCAGCTTTTATTTTCTTCTTTAATTTAGCCACTCCTTTATCTGAACCTGTGTATATTCTAAGCTTTTGATTTGCAGCTTTAATCTTATAATAATTCTAAACCATAAGTTTAATTGCTCTAAGTTCTTTAGTTCTTTCTTCTTGTTCGGTTTTCTCTAATTCTTTAAGTTTAGCCACAGGGTCATAATCTTGTCCCAATATGGTTGCATCTAGAAAATCTGGATCAAGTACAAACATCTTATTAACTTCCAATTCATGTAAATTTGAATCATATATAAAATCATTTACATAATCATACAATTCATAAAAACTTTCACTCAATTTGCCATCTTTTAATACTTCTGTAAAGTGCGGAAAGCCGGCAGAATCTATATATATAACTTTATGTTTTATTGGTATATCAGTTAGTTTATTGTTTACGCGGTAACAATCTGTATATTCATATTTATCGTTATGATACTTATAAATATGAACATAATCACCGACAGAAAATTGTTTCATATCTTGAAGTACTTTTTCCATACGTGGAATTATCTCTGACTCTAAACTATTTTCTATATTTTTTTTATATTCTGTAAGACTATCTTCATTCATCTACAGCTCCTATTTTAACACTATTATTTTCTACCGAGCATTTTAAGAATCTTTTCCTCGTCACGATCATAAATATGTAAACTGTCTACTGTATGAGTGTAAGTACCAATTTCTAGATCTGGATATATATCTATAAGCTCATCAATCATGTCTTGCATTAAGCTTATAAACCATGGTAAATCATATACTAAGCCTAATGTAAGATCGTTGCTTCTCATATGGACTCTAAATAATAACTTATTATCTCGAATGTGAAAATTGCCACTAAGTGTACAAGTCAAATCTTTATTTCCTTTATAAAAATGTTCAGGTAAGCTAAATCTAAGGATAGCTTGTCTAGTATTTTTATCTGACTTAAGTGCATCTACACACCATTCCCATGGAGTTCTCATGTAGTCTATAGACTTCTGCATTAACTGCTCAGTCATTTCGGCGACACTGCAACCTAGTGTGCCCGCTGTAGCACTAAATTCATACATGGGATTACCATGAGACTTCTTAAACTTAATAAGGTGCCCATAAGCAGAGTTAACTGTTCCGTCTGGATTCTGTAATTTTAACCAAAACTTAGAAGCTTTACCAAAATCTTCAGCACAATTAGTTCCTGAATTGTATAGGTCACACTCTTTTTTAGTATAAGACTCGATAATGTCATTTCTACTACTATCATGAGTACGGATTGCCTCACTTGTTGGATTAGTGATTTGGAAACCATAATACAACTTCTCCCTAATAGTTTGCTCTCTTGGTGCACACACATAGTCTGGATTGTCATACACATCTGCTAACGTTCCGAGATATGCCTCATGCAAATTCTCATACTTCTCCATCTTCACTCCTAATATAGCAATAATCATTGACACAATTCAATTTATATAGCCCAATTAATTCCACCTATCTTCTTCATCATTCCAAAAGTCCCAACCATTAAATTTAATTATACACATTACAATTAAAGCAGATGGTACTGATATAAGACACATTGTTAAAAAACTCATTACTCTACCTTATCAATTTCGCCTAATACTTCTTCAATATTAGATGACCAAATACCATAACCTTTGGCATGTTTAGTTAACTTTTTCATTAATGAACCTACTCTTTTAGAGAGGTGACCATATACAAAAGTTGATTCTTTAGTTTTAAATTCTGTCTTATAATTCTGTAAAGCAATACAAACTTCTGTCATTAAGTACTGACGTATATCTGCCATAGTCCAACCTGAATTGCCAAGACCAATTTCGTCTCTACCATATTTAGTAGACATCTCAGCTTCATTCCAATTCTTCTTAACTGACTTTGCCATCCACGACTCAACCATAGGTTTATATTGCAGTAACATTTCATTGGTTACTGTTCGTTTTGTTTTTTTCATAACTCTTCTCCATGAGACATAGTAGTTGATAAATATTCTTCCGATGAACGTCGTTAATACGCTTTTTAATCGAATCTGTTTGTGTCACTTGATAATAGTATTCTGCTATATCAAAGATAGAATTAACAAACTCTATTTTACTTCGATTTTCTTTGACAACAGCTTGAAACTGTTTATATATTTTAGTTCTTTTAGGCATTTTAGCTGAACTACAAGATATAAAAATGTTAAAGATGCTTCTAATAACATTATTACTAATTTTCTTAATAGCTTCATCTTCGTCAATGTAGAAAGCTTTAGTTTCGACATTGAAAGCTCTATAAACTTCACAATTTATTAATTTATTATAGAACTTAGTTCCATCTAAATTAGGTTCCCAAGATCCCTCATTCAATCTAACACGCTGCTCATTGATGATTAGCTTAAATATAGGTTTACCTACGTCTAATGTCTTAATCTTTGCTATTATTTTGTCTTTATAATTCACAGTATCTCCTTTTCTTCAATTGAATAAATCGGTCGCTCTCCGTGCATCATAATCTTAATTCTAGTTATATTATTAAGAGCCGGAAGATTCCCCTCTCTTACATACAAAATTATCCATTTCGCAAACCTTTTACACAAACTTAAATCCTTAATATCTAACTTTTTATCATCCATTAATTCCTCTAAATGACGACAGAACTTATAAACTTTACCTCTATAAGTTCTGTCTTTTCTAACCTTATGAGCACCGTACAGATCAGCTATCTCATTCATTCTAGATTTGTTAACTGCTTTATTGCTACTTAATTGCATTTTTATTGGATTTATGATATTTCGTTTAGCCTGTATTTCTAATTCATTATCATTAAGACCTATTTTAGTCTTAACTATAAACAACTTATGAGACATTGTATTTGTTTCAAAGTCTACAGTAAACTCATCACCTTCTTCTAAATCTTTAGCTTCTATTTTAAAAAAATCTCTAGATACTTTGTTTATACTTTTTAAAATAATTCTTAAGCCTAATTCTTTAGCCTTATCATATATAACGTCTTCAACCCTAATAAAATTCCAACCCCAATTTTTATTAAAGGTTGCAAGCATCATTTCTTGAGTAATTTCTATTTCATCTGGAAGTTGTGATAATTCATCATTAATACTACCTTGAAACGGCTCTATCAGCTTAGATATTTCATCTAACTCTTCATAAACTCTATCCTTAAACATCTTTTCTCCTAATGATAAATTTTCAATAATTACCTATTAACATTCTATCTACAAGTTCTTGTTCTATATAGTCTTCTCTTAATTTTCTCATTGTTCTATAATCAATAGAGCTGTTTCAAGGTAGTATTAAAGTTTAATTTCATGCTTCACCCGTTAAAGTTCTATCTATCATTTCATCTTCAATTAACTTCTTTTTCTTTTGCATCTTTTTAAGAGCATGTTTAGCATTACCAATTATACTATTGAGTTTATGCCATTCTTCTTTATCATCACTCCACTCAATTTTAGTTTGAGTTTCTGCTGTACTATCAAAAGACCAGCGGCAAGTATTAGTGCCTTCGCCGCTATTCACTAATCTTTCAAATAGTATTTCACACATAAGTTCATTATCTGCGATATCTTTTTCATACCTAGTTTGTCTAGCTTCTAGCTTATCTAATTCACGAGACAAATCTACAGTCTTAATTTTGTTGATTTTGCCTTTTCTAAGATGCTTTAGTTCCATTACTTTACTTCATATCCTAAGTCTTTAGCTGCAGTTAAGGATAGAGAACCTGATCTCTCACCTTGTCTACGCGTACGTTTAACTTCATATTTATCAAAATGAACAAATCTACCTTTATGTTCAGCTACTTGATATACAGTACCTTCGCCATCTTGGAAGTGTCCACCAGTTCCCATTTCACTCTCTAACTTCTCAACAGTTTCCTTGAGTTCTTCTAGGTAAGCCTTGTATTGCTCTTTTTTCTTTTCTAATTCGATGTACTTCACTTGTGTTTCAGTCAACATAATACTCTCCTTATATATTGCCTTCTCTGTTATCGTCTTCTCTTAACATTGCTCTATCACACCAATTATTAAATAATTTCATAATGGCTATGCTAGCCAATGGTTGAAATGGTCTCCATTTTTGAGTTGTCCAATATAGTATTTTCTTATTATATCGAATTGGTCTAAGTGTTTTCTTAGCATCTTCTTTAAATGTCATTTCATTAAAATTAAAATATAAGATTTGAGATTTTTCTATATCAATTATAATACAGTTTTTATTATCTATAATATAGTTCTTATAATATTCTAAATCTTCCATAACTCTCCCTATACGAGAATTATTCGATTCGGTTTTTAAAATCCGGCGATTTTAAGGATTTCTGCGTCTGATAAGGTATCAGGGTTTATGCAATTGCATTTGTATAGATTAAAGTTACCTATATCTAATTTTTTAAGAAAGATACTTAATTGGGCAGCAGGTCCAAATTTTTCTTCATTGTAACAGATATTAGCATGGTTTATTTCCATGTTCCACCTACACTCCTTAATAAACTCAGGGTCGGCGGATGTTTCGTATGTCTCTATACCTGACACTGCTGCCTGCTTACCTCGCTGTCTTTCAGAAGAGTTAAATGCTTTTCTTAGATCATTGCATCTACTTGAATCTCTAGAGTTATTCTCTATATATATTTTTCTTTTATAAGGCTTTATGGTCTTGCTCCCAATGCTTTCTCTAATATTTCAGTATATTCTTCAGGATTTTTAGAAGAATATTTCTCCATTCTCCAGGGCAATAAAGATAAAGCTCTAGCTTGATAATCATTGCCCCAACTAGGTTCAGTATCACACCAACTTAATTCAGGCGCTATTGCTATTAACGTCTGCTTAAATATCCAAGCTAGCCTATAGTTATATTCGCCCACAACAGTTTTAGCTTTTTTATCCCAATGTTTTCTATCTTCTTCAAGCTGTTTAAACTCATGCATACCTTCTAAAACATCTGACTTAGAAGTCACACGTGCGGCCGCTTTTCTATTTCCGTAAGTTTTCAATATGAAACCCTATTCCAATTATTCTATTATTATCTTCTGCTACTCTAAATATGCTAATTTTACCTACACTATCGCTATCTTCATAATACTCAACACCCTCTTCTATAAATATCTCATAGTAATCTGGATCAATGCGAGATTGCCATATTTTAGGTTTAATTTTCACTTCGCCTTCTATCAGAGACTTTCATTTTATTGGCCATATTATGCTTCCAAGGTTTACATGCCATACATCCACAGCCTATATGATTATTTTTATAATAACCTTTTTGTCTAGCTGTACACTTATGATTAACAAGTTTAAGTCTCTTCTTTTGCTTCAACTTAGCTTGTTCCTTTCTTGTGCCTTTATTTTTCATGTTATATCCAATAAAAAAGCCACTCAAAAGAGCGGCGAACGGAGGACAGAATTAACTGGACATCCTTATTTTTTGCTTTTGCCGCTTAAATATTTCTTCTTTTTCTTATTATTCTCATCACCGCGATTTAACTCTTGGGGAACATTTCTTACATTACTCGCAACATATCCCTTATTGTTATCTTTACGATCTTGAGATAGCTTTCTTCCAGCTTTTTTCTCACTAGAAGCAAACCTTTTAGCTGCTGTTCCAGTATCCTGTTTATTGTGCCCTGAGCTGTGACCAGACTTACCATTCTGTCCAGATGTAGTCCCAGAACCACCCCTTTCACGTCTCTTGCCCTGTAGAACCTGCTGATAACTTCTTTCTTTATTTCCGGGCGTTTTGCGATCTCTGGCCAATTTCCCAAGCATTTTCTTATACTTAGCTGGATCTTTATCTTTCCAGTAGTTAGGGCCTTTATTAAGTTCTGACCCTAACTCGGTATCGAGCCAAGTTAAGTCTTCTAGTAATTCTGTGAGCGATTTCAATAGTTTATCATTTTCCATGCTTATATTATACCACAGACTTTCTTCCAAACTTTACGCAAAATCTATCATGGTCACTTATATTTAAACACTCTATAACGCCTATTATTTGCAAAACTTTAAAGAAGTGATAAGAAACAAGTTTATTATTAAATCTGATCTCAGAACTTCTCACAATAATCCCAGTTTTTCCAATGTAACCCTTATCATATCGAACATATACATGCGCTTAGTTATGCCAAATTTATCCAGTAGTGACTTATATTTTTCATAATAATTACAACCTAAATCTGTATGGTAATTCTGTTGTTTCTTCATAGCTCATCCCATAAGTTGACACTGCTTCCAGTTCACCCTCTAATAAAATCATCTCTGCAACATATTCTTCTAATTGGTCAACCTGCGTTTTCACGTCAGCTAATGTAAAAACTTTGGGTGAGCCATCTTCTATCCTAATGTGTTGTCTTAAGTTCGATCCAATAGTCATCATCCCTCCCTAGAAATCTCATTTTATGATATATAATGCTACTTTTAGCCTTACAAGTCAAGTTCATCTTTCATATACTTTAAATCATGGTCTACTTTATACATGCGACCTTGAAGTGTACACACATAAACTCCATATCTATCCTTGTATAAAGAAGCTACATCTTGTTTATATACTTTTAATTCATACTGAACTATGTCTCCAGTTTCTTTGTCTTTTCTTAACCCTATAAATTTCACATTAATCTCCTAATATTGTTTTATCTGCTATTTTATTATTATGCTTTTCTTGAATTTCTTCGTAAATAGGAATCCAACCGGATTCAGGTATACAAACTTCTATATTCTCATTGATTAATCTAAGTCCATAATACTTACCGTTATTAGCTTCATATCTACCAACCATGCCTTCTTTATTACAGGCTTGAACTACTAGCATTTGTTGTTTAAATAATACAGAATATTTATAGTATTCACTATTTGAATATTGACTGTCGAAGTTTATAACTACTTCTATATCTGGTTCAACTAATTGTCTTATTTCCACCATTTCATTCCCTCATGCATTATAACTATTAAAAGCCGTTGCTGTTCACTTTAGTTCAAGGAGTCTGTGAGTATTGCGTCAGATAAATCAGATTCAATGGTGTTAACTTTAGTTTCTAAATTATCAATGGTATCTTGAAGTTCATCTCTAAATATGCCAGCACAATCTTGAGCACTCTCGGCTTCCCCAAAAGCATCATTAGCTAAATCTTTAGTTTCGTCTAAGCAATTGTTTATATCTCGCATTTCATCTTCTAAGTGTACGCACCTATCTGTAAGGTCACACACTTGCTCTTCTAACTCATGTATTAAGTTACATAACCTTTCAATCTCGTATTTTGAATCAAATTTCATCTCTAATTGATTTTTCGTATCTTTCGACATATATATTCACCTCATTTATTTTTTCTTTTATAAAAGCATTAAGTCTATCTTTTTCCCAATAAGGTATTCTTATCAAAGTTATATCATTTTCTTTACATAATTTGTCTTTTAATTTATCTCTTTTTTGTACTTCTATAAGTTCTTCTGGTTTATTTTTATTCCAAGGTTCATAGTGTTGCCTTCCATCGTATTCAAATGCTAACTTTAATTCTTCACAGTAGCCGTCTAATTCTAAATTTCGTCCAGTTTGTGGATTTTTAAGGAAGTTAGGTCTAACATTTGGAAAACTTTTATTGAACTTTGCTTCAAATATTTTTCTAACTTCATTTTCATTATATCCTGCTGAACAATATTGACACTTAATTAACCAACTTTGTTTCGTCAAGTACCCTTTGCTTTGTCCACAATCAATACAACTAGTCATATAATGTTTACAATTTTTACCACTATATTGTCTAATTATATAGTCATCAAAATTAACATTAGTATACTTTTTTCTATCTGCTGATCTATCGTAATTATTAGCGTTAACACATGCATGGCATAATCCAGGGTTTTTACCACTATCATCATAACCTTTTCTTTGATAACCTCTACTTTTATTACAATTATTACAATAATGATTATAAAATTTACGTTTACTAGTTTTACTATCTAGTCTTTGTTTTTCAATATAATCATTCAAGTCTATCATTATTATGTTATACTAATGCTTACTATTTTAACCCATATTCTTATTTTCTTCCATTCGGTATCTTTACTGTTTTTGCCCAAGGCCTATCTTTGAAAGGATGATTTTCTGTACCGTCTTTACTTATGATAAACACTGTGTTTGGAAACTTACCATTTGCTCCAACTAGCGCCTTTTCATCAATATCAGAATAGTAACCATCTGTAATGAAGATCGCTAAATCTGGTCTATTCTTAGCGATAACATTAAAGGATTCTGCTAAACAGGTACCGCCAGATTGAACCTTGCTATGATCTAAACGTTCACCGCGCTTATACTTTTCACGGTAGTAATTGCTTGTGTGAAATAAATTAAGCATACATTTTCTAGCACCAATCTTTAAAAATTCATCTACAATATCAAGGAACTCATTTAATTCCTCAGTAGAGATTGAACCAGAACTATCTGCGAAAATATCTAATTCAGGTTGTTCACCGTTTCTGCTGCCTGGAGCTTTATTACCAAACCTTCTAGATTTTCTACTCCAAGACTTAACTCTAAAGTTAGCTGGAAGAGAAGATTTAAGAGCTTGCATAATAATTCTTTTATAATCTAATTCATTTTTTCTCATTTTAATATGATCTAGCAAGTCTTTAATGTGACCTGGAACATCATCATGTCCAAATCTAGACTTAACCATTGCGCGTTTAACTAGATCTTCAGTGGCCTCAAGCATATCACGCTCTTCACCAGAACCATCCCAATGATGAACATCATGCCCTGTTGGCATATCACCAGTTGCAGCACCACCTCCAGCATTGCCTTGACCATTTCCATTGCCTTGGCCATCTCCATTTCCATCGCCTTGTTGATCTTGTGGATCAGGATCTTTAAACCTAGTCATTAATTTCTCATAATACTCCTCAGCTGGTGCTCTCGATGGCCAAGGTGTTTGTTTACCTGTTTTCTTATCGGTGTCAAAGAAATCCCTTATAAAGATTCCTGATCCACAACAATTAGGGTTATCACATTGTTCACCTGATTCACCTGGTTTTTTGGGAGGACATTGCGGACAACCATCAGGTAGATCTTTAATATATTGATTGATTGACATATCCATTGCTATATTCATTAACTGGCGTTTATGAGATGATAATTTCATGAAGGGTATTCTTAGTGGGTGCTTGTGAGTGATGTGATACAATTCATGTAATAGCACTGCCTTTCTTTGCTTATCGTTCATTTTACGACAAAAGAAATGAGGGTTAATCATTAAATCCCATCGCTTAAGTTCTGCGTTAAACATAACACCAGCTGTCGGAAGCATGTGTGAGTATGTAATATTCATACATTGTAAAACTGATCCCATAAAAGGATTAGATTTGGTTGTACTAAAAATTGCCGTTTGTAGACCTTGCTTTTGTTCTTCTGCACTAACTGCTTCAACCTTTGCTGCCTCTAATGCCTCTTCACGAGAACGAATACCAGCTTCTTTAGCTCTCTTTTTAAGGTCGGCTAACTTCTTTGCTTCTTGATCTGATAAGTCAGCTTGTGCAGCTTGAGCTGCCACTTTAGCTTGCGACTGTAAAGAATTTGTTTTTTTATCACTCATTATGCCTCCACATTGTTTCTATTTTATAATCGATTCTGTTAAGGCGATTTCTTAGTCTTAGCAGCTTCTTTAAGCGCTTTTTTGTGTTCGCGCTTTACTCTTGCAGCTTCGGCTTTTTTCTCAGCTTCGGCTTTTTTCTCAGCGGGTGTTTTAGTTTTTCTTAGATTTGGCTCATCAAAGTCTAACGAGTAATCCATTAACATTCCATCTACCATTAATTCATCAAACTCTTTATCATTAAGCTTGACATATGATTGAGGGGCTTTGAAAGAATAACTAACTGAATTCGTTTTCTTTTTGCTATTACGACCCCAATAACTAATTATATCATCTGCTGTTATTTTTAAATAAACTCCGGTATAAACTTTAGTTTCAGGATAATAGACGTAATCCTTAATTTCTTTACCATAAAAAGAACCAAACCCTCTCTTGTATGGATCACTGGGATCAATTTCATGATTCTTAATAATCTCATCGGCTATAGATACTAAATTAGTAATTATCTCATGTGTCTTATGTCCAGTTATAGCTTGTATTGCATACATCATAGACTTACAAAATTGATAACTTCTATTTACTTTTCTCGGTTTTCTTGGACCGCCCATATCTATTTCCTCCTGCAATTATTATTTACATCATGTAAAAAGCCGCACGGACAAAGGGATAAACCGTGCGGCAACTATTTCTCACTATTCAGTGAGTGGTTTATTTTTTCTTAAGACCTCTGTCGATTCTAATATTACCTTTAAGTACTTTTGTTAGATCTGGGTGTCTCTTAACGAAATCCTTGAAGAATGCTGCGATAGAACCCTTAGATTGTTTAAATCCACATGCTTTGATTAGGTTGATAGCTTGATCTGATGGGATAACTTTAGCAACTTCTGCCATTGTATCTTCACCAACTAAACCTTTCTCTTTGTTATCGCTCTTATTACAAGAATAATTCATAGTGATTGACTCAACAGTAACTGCAATCATGTCACCTTTATATGCATTTGGATCTGATTGTTTCTCAAGTCTATTGAACGCTTTCTTACGTTCTGTAAGAAGATCTTTTGCGGTAACTGGTGCTTCATCATAGCAAAACTTATGATATTCATTTCCAATATCACGCCCTAAAATAGAACACATTGTTTCCCTATGTAGTCTTCTATCTTCACCAACACCAGCGTTTTCAGCTGCATTAACTTTTGACCAAGTTCTTGGTGAGATATATTTACCGTCATCTGCAATCGATTTAGTGTCTTTATAAACCCAAACACCTGATTTAATGAACATTTGAACATTGTCATTCCACTTCTTACTATCGATGTGATCAATAAAAGAAATAGCATCATATTCAATTTCATACTCTTCAAATCTATTTTTAAGTGCAGCATCCATTGCGTTAACATCGTATTCTGCAGTATCTGGGTTAATACAACTAACAATAATCCAACCTGGAGGTAAAGTATAGTTATGAACGACTCTATCTGTTAGCATCTGCATTAGGCAATTCATTACACCTGTTGTACCACGGTTAGGCTCTTCCAAAAGAATGATTCCTGAACCTGATGTTGGCCAAAATTCTGGTAGTAAATGTTTAGTACGATCTACTCCGTTTTCGTCTTTACCTTCAGAAGGAAAACCAATTAGATCTGGTGCTTCCATATACGCGATACGTAGATCAAGAAAACCATATTCTGGATTCTTGTCAATTCCAATTTCAGGAAAACCTGTGGTTCTCATTTTATCTCTGAATAATTGACAAATTGCTGACTTACCAAGTCCTGCATCGCCTGTAAATAATGGATTAAAAATGTCTCCATTTTGTCTAGCTTTTGTCGTTAGTTTTAATACTTCTAAAATTCTAATTGGTTTCAAAAAAATCTCCTTTGTTAGATTCGATACATTTATATCGAATCTGTTTTATTATTTAAGTATAACATAAGCATGAAAACGTGCACAAAATGTAAAAAGTATAAAGAATTAAATTGCTTTTCTAAACAAAAAACTGGCAAACTTGGAGTTAGGTCTATTTGTAAAGAGTGCAATCGTGGCACTTCAAATGATAAACTTTTAAACAGAAAATGTTTATTTTGTAATAATACAATGAACACTTTAACTTCTTATAAAAAATATTGCAATAGTAATTGCAAACAAAAACACTATCGAAATAAAAATCCACAGCAAAACTACTTAACTAATAAAAAATGGAAAAAATTAAATAAAGATCATATAAATAGTCAAAGTAGAAAAGCATACAGTATAAATCCATCTAAATATATAGCTAAAACTAGAAAAAGACAAGCTCAAAAACTTAATGCTACATTACTAGGTTACGATTTAGAATTAGAAAATATCTACCTAAGTTGCCCTAAAGGAAGTGAAGTTCATCATATAATTCCTTTACAAGAATTTTCAGACACAGTAAGTGGTTTACATGTACCTTGGAATTTACAGATCTTAACTAAAGAAGAACATGTTAAGGCACATAGATTACTTAAGAGTCGGTTTTCTTAATATCTACATCTACTTCGGTCTTTTCGACCTTTAATAACTTTTTTAAACGATCCGGAATTAAATCCATGTTTATATTAGAATAATCAGGCTTCTTCACCTTCTTTTTCTTAACTTGCTTTCTTCCAAACATAAACTCACCTTCAGGTAATGTCATTATGTTTGGAATCTTTTTAGCTGTTGAGTTTACTTTATTCTTCCATATCGGTTCGATTGGATCAAGCTTTTCTATCTCGCCGCCTTTAGCTAAAAATTCTTCTATTAATTGTTCAGTTGATTTATTCATTTATCACCTTTGCTGCTTCACTACCAAGTAATATTTCTTCGAGGAGAAACTCTTGAACTTGTTCTGATGTGAATTGTTCATAACCATTTCTATCTAATTTGATATTAGCATTATAATATATCATTTCATGTTCACCTTTACGGTCACCCCATTGAATGGTTCTTCCGCCTCGCTGATAAACTTTAACTTTCATTTTAATATCTGCATTTGGATAAGTAAACCATTTCCAAGATTCAGTTTGACCCTTTTTCTTATAATTCTTTTTAATTCTGTCAATACACTCTTGTGTTATTTCAGATAATTGGCACCAAACTTCTTTATGTGAAACTTTAGCTAAACCAGCTAACATAAATATAAGACCTTTGTCAATTGCAAAATTTACTTTATCGTCCATTATTTCTCCGTCAATATATTTTCGATTCTGTTCAAGTATAATGTAGCATCAATAGTCGTCATGTATGGTATAACTCTAAAAAGATAAAGCATATCCATAAGACGCATAACAGTAAGTGCTCTATCAACACCACTCTCCAAACAAGATTCCCTCAAGATATTCCTCAATTTGTTCACAAGTAAAACTCTCATAGTTGCCGCCACTAACTATACTAATAGCGACATAGAAAAAGTTTCGTGCACCGTATTTGTCTACTGTAATCTTAACCTTAAGTTTAGTTCCAGGATATGTTTTGGTAGTATGGCTATGGCTATTAAGACTATTTTTCTTAGTAATTTGCTCAATGCAGACATTCGCCATATTAGCTAAATTCACCCATATTTCTTGCTTATTATGACTAGTAATACTAATAAGTAAATCAATTAAACTATTTTCAACACTATATCTTGTTTTACGAGTTTTCATATATCTCCGTTATTAATGATATATCGATTCTGTTTTAAAGACTTAGGTATAATAAACTTATATATTGCAAGTTAGCAGTGTCAGGAGATGTATGAGCGGTAAGCAATCAGACTTTAATCACCTAATGAATTACAATATAGATATTAGAGGTCGAACTATTTATTTAGATGATGAAATAAATGAAGATTCTGCTTCTTTATTTATAAAGTGTCTGAGATATTTAGACAAGACATCAGGTAACATAATTATAGTGTTAAATAGTCCAGGTGGGTGTGTTACTCAAGGGTTTGCTATATATGACGCTATTAAACTTTGTAATAATGAAGTTGAGATTAAAGTTTTAGGTATGGCCATGAGTATAGCTAGTATTATTTTGCAAGCTGGAGATAAAAGATTAATGGCCCAAAATGCTAGATACATGATTCATGTAGGTGATATGGAAGTAGAAGGTCATTTTAAGAATGTTAAAAGAGCTGTAGCTGAAAATGAAGCAATGGATAAAATCTGTGTAGATATATATACAGAAAAAATTAAAGAAGTTAATCCAAATTATAAAAGAAGTCAAGTTCAAAAATTAATGGAGTTTGATACCTATATTTCGTCTCAAAGATGTTTAGAATTAGGATTGATTGATGAGATTGAAGAAGGTCACTGATCTGGTAATTGCAATCGTTCAACTAATCCTTTCTCATATACTGATATATGTTCTTCAAAAATAACTCTAGTCCATCCAGATTTAGCCAAATTATCGCTATTAAATCCCAGTTTGTGAAGTACCATAAATAAAGAAAATGTTCTAGAGTATGTTCTACCTGTTCGGGCGTAGCCCAACTCTTTTTTCACATGCGGCATATAACCATCCATTCCAATTACTAGGCTGAGGAAAACTAAGTACATACTCAACTAACTCATCATCGCATCTATTAATAAACTTATCCCAGTATTCTTGACTCACTTTTAATTGCAGATTACTGTGTACATCCTCAAGTTCGCCCATGTCAATTAACTTTTGCAACCTACGATCAACTATATTTTGATTGCCGATTTTTCCTTTATTACTCATAAGTGCCTCTCTACATCCTCTTTGTATCTTTTACGAAATACGGGCGTTCTGCTATGATAACACGTCCATGCTTCTTCTTTAAGGTATTTACACTGTTTTAACTTCTTTTTCATTAACATAAAGTGTTGATCTACAGAATATGCTATATCATTCTTTAATTTAACTGCATCTAACTTATATCTTCTTATTGTTTCAGCATGAAACTGAAATAAACCTATATCAGAAGAGCCTTTAACATACTTAAACGTTTCAACTCCATCTTTTTTTTCAAAAACAATAACAGTTTGTCGTCTGTTGATGTTTCTTAAACTAGTCTCTTGCATTGCAATAGCTACTGATAATATTACATTTTTGATTTTATATTTGCGTGCTGATTTGTACATTAAATTAGATAAGTGCATAGCTTTTTTATATGGCATGTTAGGCTTAAGTGATTTAATTTTGCAGTAAATTTTATGTTTACGGCAATCTACTTCCTTACCCTCTGTTAAAGTAGAAATAAAAAGCATTGCCATAATTGCTATTGTTGTTGCTAAATTGCCTAATCTCATTTGATTCTCCCGTTTCTGAGGATAAATCGATTCTGTTCAAAAATAAAAGACCCTCATAGCTTATCTCTAGCTATGAGGGTCACAATGGAGGTACAGTTTAATTAAGCGTTTTCGCTTACTAAACTGTTCGCAAGATTTTGTAAGTGTGCAGGTAGTGCACTTGTGTTAATAGCTGCTAATTCTTTTTGCTTTCTTTTCTCTTTAGCAACTTTTACTTTAAGAGATGCTAATTCATTTTTTCTTGAGCCAATAGCTAAAACAACTTGCTCGTATTCTTCTGATCCTTCTGGAAAAGTCTTAAGTAACTTGTTAAGCTCAGAAATTTGAGAATCTCTTGAACCGCGTCCAGCTGACTGAGGAGTATAAGAGTTGCCTCCATTTAGCTCTTTAGACTTTCTAAAGTGATTAGAAACCATACCAGACACATACTTACTAACTTCTTTGACGTCGCTAGTGTCTTTATTAAAAGTGACTGATCCATTTACAATACCATCAACTATATTACTTTTAACTGCTGATAGTTGATCAGAGGTTAATTGACCTTTAGCAGGCAAACTTGGATCGAAACTTGAACCTAAAATAGATTTAACTTCGTTTACTACTGCTTCTTTTTGTGAAATTGCATTAGACATATTTTCTCCTAAAACGTTTTAAAATTCACGTCATGTGAATCATTCATAATAATATTATACTAAATTAAATTTGATTCAGTGTGATGATAGACGGGATAGCGTTTACCGTTGTGTGGCTCTCTAACAATTATAGTTTTAGACTTAGCATAAGGTATATCAAGTTTGTTAAGAAACCTCATCACTCTTCTTAGAGCACATAGTTCATCTAAATCTCCATCTGGTGGTAACATGTCTATGATAGTTGCCTTATTAGGCAAATATAAAGCAGTTAATTTAGTAGCCATAAGTGAACTCCTTTTTACCCGTTTGTTCAGATACACACGTTATTTTAATATATTCGTTAGGAAGAAATTGCCACTCATAATCGAGCAACATTAACTTCTCATCTTTAGCGGCTTGATGTAATATACTGTATATAAACTTTGCTTTATTAACAATATTACTTGCGCCTAATGCGCCGAAGTATTCCCTAGTAACCAATCTATTGTCGAGAATATATTCCTTAAATTCTCCGAACATTCCAAACTCTAATAGTTTAGCTATACATTGCATTTTCTTATTCATTTTCATCTCTATACCACTCGTCTACTGTTTGAATAGTTGGCGGATATAACACACCTCTTTCAATAAAATTACTTATATCAAATTCGCGAGAACCTATTTTAATCATATCACCTTGCCAACACCAAGTTCTATTGCGAGCATCTAACATACCTAATTTACTTAACATGTTAGCTATTCTACTTCTTGATTCAAGTTTCTTTTTACTTTGCATAAATTCAATCTTGAGTTGATCTTTAGTTCCATTATATATCATAGGTTTTGTATATTCTGCATAATCATCGTATTCACCTGTTGAATATTCTATTACATACCTATTCATTTTCACCATCCAGCGTATAAACTACTAACTCATGTTTTGCCATAACCATTCTATCTACTTTAGGAAATACATCTATGTTAGATAGTATATTTATCATGCTTGCTAATCTAGCTACTTGAATCATAAACTTTCTTTTATTTGATTCTTTAAGTTGTATTCTTATCATTCCATAGTTTCCATAATATGTGCTTTTTTCACAAGTGCTTTCCATAAATAAAATGCGTCTATTCCGTTTAATATCCCTAATTTTTTTATCATTAAAGTAAAAGCCTTTAATGATACATAATGTCCTGTCATTTATACCTCTTATATCGTATCTTTATCTTGTCTCCATCTCATAAATATTGGAAATCTCATTATGCCATCAGTCGTTTTTTCTTGATATTTTATTTCCATAACTTTATTATGCCATTTTTCAGGAGCTAGCATATAATGTTCCCTATCTTCATCTGAGTATCCAGAACCACACCTACACTCTAATCCATTCTCTTGCTTAACAATAAATCCACCTAATTTACCTTCCAATCTAGTTCCGGGCTTACCTTCAAAATGACCAACAACAACACAATCTTCAGATATCATAGTTTTAAACTTAAGTAACTTATTTGATTTTTTACCTAAGTAATAAGGGATATCAGGGAGTGCCATAGCGCCTTCAAATCCTTGAGTTAAATATTGTTGTTCCATTTTTAAAACCAAATCCATGGAGTTAACAAAAGTATGCTGAACAACCAAAATATTCTCATCAAATGACTTTGCTAATTTATATAGTTCAGTTATTCTGCTCATTGTATTCATTTTAAATATCTTAGCGGTCCATTCATTGTATGGCACATATCCGAACACATGGTACTTCACATCTCCCACTGTTGTTCCTCGCTTATTGGCAAAAGCTGACTTTTGCATAGACTGAAAATCATCTGACATAATTTCCCCATCAAATATATATTGACCTTGAGGAAAACAGTTAGATAGTGACTCAGTTATTATCTGGAAATTATCATATACAGTTCCGTTTCTTGATAAAAGTGTTACTGCTCCATTATTTACTATAGCCAAACATCTATATCCGTCGTATTTAGGGGTGACGAAAACCCCTTTCTCTACTATTTCCTTTACTTTCTTGCATGTCTTGCCGTCTTTAGCCAGCATTACGTCAAATAAAGGAATATTATTAAATCCAGCTTTAACTGCTGTTTTAGCAGAGAAGCCTGCTTTTAAATCTTTTCTAAGTATTTTAGCATACCATTCTTGTTGAAAAGCAGTACAACTAGACATAAAACTTTCAACGGCAATTTTAGCTGTATTTCCCGTTATTGTTCTAGTTTCTAGTTTCTGTAACAATCCCATAAAATTAATATGTTGGTTAATCTTAATGCTGTTATTGATTAATGGTTCTGGCATTTCAAACTTGTTAACCCAAAACCTACGATTATAATTAAAAGTAGCATCTAATAACTCTGCTAACTCCGCATTATTAGTGTTCTCTTTTAAAATATTTAACTTGTCATTCTTGCCCGACACTGCAGCTACACGACTCAAAACATTTAATGCCAACATGTTACCCCCTGTATTATTTTTTTGGTCTTTTCATGCCTGATCTGTTGAACATGCCAATTATAGGACTAAACATTGCACCTGTTATAGGGACGCTGGAATTAATACCTACAACTAAACCGTGTTCATTAAGTATTGGACCTCCACTCATTCCTTTAATTAAAAGTCCATATCCGTATAGCATAAAATTAATATTTGTTATATAGGTAATATCTATACACACTGGTGGAAGTAATCCACCAGCAAAACCACACGATCTAAGCTTATCAGCAAAGTTAACGTCAAATCCAGAAGCTAATCTTAATTTGTTAAAACCACTAAAATCACCCTTTAATATAGCATAGTCTCTAGCATTAGTATTTTTATATAGTGCTATTGCTGTAACTTTAGTGTCTTCTCCATACATATTAAACACCTTTAATACATCTATTTTTTTATTCTTTGCTTTATTGTAAGCTGCAACTTCAGCATTATATTTTGCTTTATATTCATTGTACATTCTTTTGCAATAAGGTCCAATACATGTTGTCTTTATTTTATGAAGCATCAATATTGCTTTTCTTTGTATTTCTTCTGAGTTTTTCATTAACTGTTTATAGGTTGTATCCATAAAATACTTAGTGACATCTACACAATGACCTGCTGTAACGGCTCTATTATCATCAATGACAAACGCCGAACAGTTGTACCCATTGTTGTTTTTTATTTGAATAATAGCATGATGCTTATCATTGACTGGGTGAGTAATATCGTACTTATATTCTGGTGCGTTTAAGTATAGGGCAAATGCTAACATTGCTGCTATTGTCAGTGTTAACTTGATTACATTCTTCTTATTCATCCACAACTCCCTGTTCGAGACTTAAATAGCTTAATGCCTTCTTTAAGATTGCTTGTTGACTTTCTGTATTGTCATCTTTAAGCAAAATTTTGACAGCACTTATACACTCAGAAATTGATAAACCTTTACTTTTAAGCTTAGAGATGGTAGTATAAGCCTTTGTTTTCTCATACTTTTGGTTTTTACTTATTATTCTTTGTGATTCATATCTCATTAATATATCTCCATTTATTTATACCCGTAAATTGTGGTATAATAGTCATATGACTGATGAAAAAGAAAGAGACCACCTAAATGATATGGTTATAGAATATGCACCACTAATCAATATGCATGTTTCTAAATTTAAAAAGGCAGGATTGCCTCCGCACGTAACAGCTGAAGACCTTTATTCTCATGGAGTTCATGGTCTTATAGATGCTTTCCACAAATATGACCCTAAAAGAGGAACAGATTTTTCATCTCATGCCTCTCAAAGAATCAAAGGTAAAATGCTAGATCACATTACATCTAGCGGTGGTGTTGATAACTATCATTACAAGCAAGCTAAGAAGTTTGCTCCTGAAACGCCCGAAACACCTGAAGTACCTAAAGTACCTAACAATTCAGGATCTTCAGAAGATTTCTAACAACAAACTTATTTTTTTTCTAATGTATCAGCTTCGCTTGACGATAAAGTCTCTTTTAAATCTTTATCAAACTGTAGATCAAATACTACTTCTTCAGCTGCTTTCTTAGGAGCATCCCATAAACTATCTTTGAAAGATTCATGCTCGCAGTCAAGAATCCACTTGCAAATCTCTAATTTAACCTCTAATTGATTCTCATAAGAACTTTCTTTGATAAAGTCTTCTAATGCAGACTCAAGACCTTCAGAACTTGGAACTCCAAAATGCCCACAATATTTTCTGACATTAACACAGTCATCTGCTGAAATTGTAACTACGTTTTGTACATCATCTGTTTTATTTTCTTTACTCATATTCATTCCTCCTACAGTAATATCGATTCTGTTTTATTTTTTCTTTGTCGCTTTCTTTTTAGTTACTTTTTTGGTAACTCTCTTTTTAGATTCAGTTTTGGGTGGTGATTTGTATTTCTTTTCAGGTGCAACTTCTACTGAGTACATAACAACTGGCTTAATATGAGGCATACCTACAAAGTCTATAATGCCAATTTCTAATGCGTCTTTAGCTGATAAATACATATCTCTTGCTTCGTCATCATCCTTATGTAAACGTTTTTTCATTTCATCTTTAAATTGTTTAATAGTCTTTCCACATCTTTTGGCAATTACTTCCATAAGTTGCTTATTTAATCTCTTAGATTCATTTACGTCATTCTGTAAGCCCTCAATTGGACCGCCTACTCCAGAAGAACCTTGGTGAACCATAACCCTAGACTTGCGACCACAGAATCTATAATCACCTGCTGCTAACAGCACAGCTCCACAGCTCATAGCTTTTCCTATACAAACTGTAATAATTTCATTAGGAACTTGTTCCATTGTTTCTAACATGCTGTTTAATGAATCAATGTAACCACCGTAAGAGTCGATATAGACTAAAATAGGTTGATTTGAGTCTTGCGTTGCTCTATGGATAACTTTCTTTCTAAAACTCTTTGCTGATTCTTCAGTAAACTTATTAACCATTATTTCATCATTATGATCACTCATGTTTACTCCTTTAAATAAGAAAATCTGCACTTTCAAAATAGATTAATTCTTACTCGTGCAGACGAATTGAGAAGAATCGTATTGTTACAAATCTTTCGATTCTGTTTAAGTTATTCTACGTTCAAATAATAAAACACATTATATAAATCAGTTTTTATGTTCATATTAACTTGTACTAATATGCCTTGACGATCCTCATGACACTGCCACCGTGTTAACCTCGATAACAGTTTGCCTTAAAGACATAACATCATCACCTTGAAAGATGAATAATGGCATATTATCATGCGGTAATCTTAATTGACACTTAATATCTTTATCTCCAAACTCAAGTAAATACTTACCTACATTAAAGCTTTGATCTTTTGCAGGGTTAGTATCTAGAACATTTATTGCACCTCTTTTAAAGATAATGCTCTGAACATACTCTAAGTTAGACTTAGGTATTGGAAACAACCATTTAAACACACTATTCATTTTTCACCTTATTATACTTTTTCGCCCAATATATAGCGATTGCATGTAGTTTACTAATATCTAATAAACTTAATTCATTTAAAATTATAGCCAAATACATAGTACTTTCTAATTCATGTTTCTTTTTTGTTAAACCCAACCTGCTGCCTTTGAAATAATAGGAAGTTTCTTGATGAATTGTAACTTTATTGCTTCCGCTATATCTCTATGCTCCTTCTGAGTAGATGGATCTGATCTTAGGTTAATATAGTGAACCCATGATCTTAATGTTCCATTCATAAAGAGTCTTGTTTGAGCCTGTAAAGGCAGTACTGCACGAGCACATTCTTTTGCAATCTTATTATCTAAAGCCCATTTATAGTTTTCAAAGCTTTGTTTCCAATTTTCTAATTGACGTTTCTCCCATTCGACTTTAATTTCAGGGGCAATATCGTCAATTGAGTTTTGTCTGTTTTTATCATCTTGTCTACGGGCTGCATAAATCTCAATACCGTTATTAGCAACAGCAGAGTATCTCTGGCTAAACTCTTGAAAGTTAAATGATCTATGTCTTAAGATTTGAGGAGCTATCATTCTTGTGGTTTTAATCTCAAATCCTATATTTCCCATCTCTAGGATACTCCAATGCCCGTGATTCATGCAATATTTAATTAGTCCTGCATGGTTGGGATTCTTTTGGTTAGAAGAACTAACCCTTGCTATATAAGCTATCAGACCTTCTAAGTCTTGTACGCCTTCAATAAATTCAAGGCTATTACTACCTTTAGCTTCTTTCATTAACTTATATAAGTAACTGTCATCAATCTTTGTTTCTGATACTAGGTTTACTTCCATGTTTACTCCAATATTCTAATAAATTATGTCTATTTTCCCAATCAACTATATCTAAATGTACTAATAAAAAAACAAATTCAAATGCTCTCTTATTGTCTTGCCAATGACTGCTCATTTTAACTAATCTTCTAGACAATTAGCGTCTTTCGCATCGCTAATATCACTCATGAATATATCTTGGAAGAATTTCATAATCTCTTCTTCACTCATTCCATCAAAATCATCCATACTTAAGGCCATCGTTTTCTCTCCACCATATTGAGCATTAACTCAATTGATTTTATTGCTTCTCTTTTAATTCTAATTTTACGCGTCATATACGTATCTATAGCTGAAACTAATACTGTAATAAAGGCATATAGGGATACACCTAATAGTGTGTATTGTACAAAACTTAAGTCAAAGCATAAGGAAAGTCCCATAGTGATACCATTGATAATAAGAAATAGCGAAGTTGATAATCCATCAACTGTGCATATTCCACTAAAAAAATAAGTTGCTGTTTGCTTCATAAATTTACACTCCCAACGCCTTTTCAGGATATGATATAGGCTAAACTTTTTCCAACCTTTCATTTTTTCAACCTCGTATAAAAAGAATTGTCTAGTACTGTTCTTATCTTACTCTTTTAGAGTTAATCTTTTTAAATTGTAATATACATCTACTACTTCTCTTGTCCAATTGTCATCGTATTCATCTAATATATTTAAACATACTAACAATATGCCTACATCTAAAAGTAATTCAACATCATACAGGTTTTGATTCATCATCTAGTTCCTTAACCACAGTTGATACTGTAATATTTGGTTTTGGCTTTACGAATTCTAAATGAATATCGTTTTTCTTAACTGTTACTTTAACGGTATCTCCTGCATCAACTTCTTTCTTAAGAATAGGCTTAACTAACATTTTAATTATAGATTCATCAACCTCTCTTTTAATTGGTCTTGCCCCCATCTCAGGATCGAATCCTCGCTCAGCTAGTAATTCTTTAGCTTTCTTACTTACACTGAGTTTAATACCTTTAGCTGTTAGCTTTAACTGAACTAACTTAATAAATTTCTCAGTAATCTTAATCATAATATCTTCAGTAAGACTATTAAACTTAACTGTACCACTCAACTTATTTCGGAATTCAGGTCTAAATGTGTCATTTAAAGTTGTAATCATTGCTTTAGTTTGAGCATCTACTTTATTGTTTATTGTAGAAGTTAGACCTAATGGTGCTTTGGTTTTTGAAGCAACGGTCGCTCCAGCATTAGAAGTCATTAAGACTAATACGTTGCTGAAGTCGACCTTGTTACCTCTGCCGTCTGTCATACTGGCTCCGTCCATGATACCTAGAAGGGCATCATAAACTTTCTCATGTGCTTTTTCTATCTCATCTAATAGTAATATAGTATGAGGATATTTCATAATCTCATTAGTTAGAGTACCACCTTCATCAGAGCCAATTAGCCCTGGAGATGATCCAAATAACTTAGAGACAGACTCTTTATTTGAAAACTCTGACATATTTAATGCAAAGAAATTTGATTTAGTCTGTGCTGCAATTTGTTTTGCCAATTCAGTCTTACCAGTACCTGTTGGTCCCAATAATAAGAATGAACCTATTGGTTGCCCGATATCTCGTAGTCCAGCTTTAGCGATTTCAACTTGCTCTACCACTTGATCGATAGCGTCATCTTGTCCAAAAATAACTTTTTTAATATTTTCACTAATGTCTATATAATTAGACTTATTTCTAGACTGCTTGAATGCTGATATGGGTGTACCTGTTGCTATTGATATAATTTGCTCTACATCTTCAATTGTAGCATTTGTTCTGGCACTCTTAAGTGTTGTCTTAATTCTCGCGCCAACACTATCTGTAACAGATATTGCTTTATCAGGAAAGAATTGCGTAGTTAAATATTGACCACTAAGATTTACAATTCTTTCTAATACATCATCAGAATATGTAACCCCATGATACTTCTCTAAAACAGGTTTAATACCTTGCTTAAGTATTCTAAGAGTTTCCTTAGCTGTTGGCTCTTCGATCTTAACCATTTGGAAACGTCTCATAAGAGCTTTATCTTTAGTGATCTTTTGGTTGTACTCCTCTTCAGTAGTAGCGCCGATACAGCTTAACTCACCATTAGATAAACTAGGTTTAATCATGTTAGCTAAGTCAACACCTTCTTTGCTACCACCGGCTCCAGCTCCCATTACTTGGTGAACCTCATCAATAAATAAAATACCATTGATTTTATCTTTTTGTTTAAGCTTTTTTAAGTCTTCTAGAATACCTTTTACCTTTTCTTCAAATTCACCTCTAAACTTAGAACCAGCAAGTATGTTACCAACGTTAAGTGAATATACTCTTGAATTCTTAAGGGCATCAGGCACTTGACCTGTTTCAATTAGCGATGCTAGACCTTCAGCCACAGCCGTCTTACCAACCCCTGGTTTACCGACTAACATTGGATTCTTCTTTTTGTAGTGAGCTAAAATCTCTACTATGCGTTCTACCTCAGGCCGTCTACCGATAAGTGGGTCAATAAGTTTCTTTTTAGCTTTATCACCTAAATCATCACAGTATTCAACTAAATTTTTATACTTACCTTTAGCTACTGTTCCACTATTAGGATCGTGTTTGTAACCTGATTTATTTAAAAAATAAGTAATATATGTATCAGGGTCATTTGCTGCAACTTTATATGTAGAATTTAAAACATCTTCAAAGAAAATTGGTCTTTTATTATTTTTTGCATCATGCTGCGCATGGTCAAATATCTTTTTTAAACCTGGAGTCATAGTTGCATCTAATCTTCCTGGTTTATTCATAAGATTTCGCATCTGAGAAAATATTTCTAATTGAGCATCCTCAACATCAATATGCTTATCTAATGCGTCTTTAAGAAAATCTATATCACAACCTCTGGATTTAAGGAATTCTAGATTCTCTTCATAATCATCCTTAAGACAAAACCTTATAAATTTGCAAGTAGAAATAGTATCTATATTGGATTCTTCTACTACTCCTTCTAATAATTCTTGTGTTATTTTGTTAGTCATTTGACCTCCTAAGACTTTTCGATAGTGAATTTCAATATGTTAATTTGTTCTCTGCGTAATGGCATTAGTTGTATAATGTGTTCTTTAATCATTTCAACAATAACTAATTTCATTTCTGCTACTTCTTTACTATAAGTACCGCAGATACCTTGACCACTTGAGTCAACTTCTGTAGCTACCTCTAAGGCATCATTATGTGTTAACTCAAATGCTTGTGATAAGATTAGAATAACCTCATCGTAAGATGTATAATCATTATTATGTACAATGACATCATATTCTGATGGTTTTTTTATTTTTACTTTCTCTTCGACTGCAATATCTGAATTTGTTTCGTTCATGATACCCCTTGATTATATTAATGTATTGTTGGGAATCGAACCCATTACACCCCATGCCAACTACTGTAATTGTATTAATGAGGTTGGTTTACTCATACATATAATTTTCGATTCTGTTTATGGTGGGTAGTTGTATAGTTTCAGTTGAAAAGAGAAGAACAAGTTAACAACACCGTCCAGGCTCTTTAACAAAAGACAAATTACAAATGCATACTATGTGGCTTAACAACGAAACAAAGGACTCTATCGGTCCATAAGTGGTCGCCACGACAAGTGCTAGTTTCCGTAGAAAGGCTTCAACGCCAGTTGATTTGGTTTCTCATTCCCCCATCCGCTCTACAACTACCCGAAGTGAGCCGTTACAGCAAGCTAATCGCTTGAAGTAGGGTCACTGTATCTTTACTAAGTGTAATCTTAGTATTGAAGTTTAATGCAAGGAGATCGTCCTCACATGCTTCAATCTTCTTAGATAATTCAACTTGTTGTTTCTTAAAGTTCTCTTCATCAGAACTTAAAAGAAAATTAGCATCAAACGATGAACGGCTAAATCTATCACCATTAGCTAAGAAAGTCTTATTTCTTTGAGACTCATCCTCTAATTCTTTCTCATCTAATGAGTTAAAGCTTTTAAGGAAACTGTTAACAAAAGAAGCTTTGTTCTCTAAGATAACTTTATTAAGAATCTTTTTATTAATACCACTTTCATTATTTTTCTCAGCAATCTGCTGTCTAATTTTAAACCTAGCATCAATAAGACTATTTAGGTTATCAAAGGCAGTAAAGAATTCAGCACGAGCTTGAACTAGCTCAGGTAGAACCTCTGACTGAACATCAGCATTAACTCTTACCGACTTAGATGTACTAAATTGGTGCTTTGCTTGAGAAATAAAGCTCTCAAGTTTACTTTCTAATTTTCTTGCTTTTCTTAAATTTAATTCCATCTATTTCTCCTGGTTATATTTAGCTATAAAACTTTCTATTTCTGATAACGATACAGGCTAATAATAACCAACCTACAAATATTATAAGTAAGACATCTAGCGTTATTGTTTTCCCCACTTCTCACAAAATTTGCATTCCTGCACTCTAATAAAGTGACGCTTTTCCCCAGTGTTTATATTAATTAAAACTGCAGTATGTAAACCTAAATTAAACAGAAATACTATAAACTTACTATAATTATTTTGAATGTCAAGCATTTGCGTCTTGTTCATATTGATTTTTCGATTCTGTTTTGATGTTATCTTTTATTATAAAGATAAATAGATTTATATTTTTAATATAGTATTAACATTATACTTAAAAGTGTTTATAGTTATTTAATAATGTATATGATAACTTATTATCAAAATCATCCACATTATTTTTTTTGCTTATAATGTCTAAATAACTTAAAATTTCAGTAAAGTTCCAAATTATTTCATAGTTATTTATTAAGTCATGTATATCATCCATTTATTATTTCCTCTTATATAGGCAATTACTATTACACAAAATGTTTTACGCTGTTGTTATATTAAGATTTTTTCGTCATTACAGAGGTTTATTATTAATTCATTAGACGGTTTTAGGATCAGTTTCTATAGTTTTATAATATAGTTCTTCTACATGAAAATAATCCTGTAAATTATTATGAAAAATAACCATAGCACCAGTTTCACGTACAATTTTACCATTACTAACTTTAATAAACTTGTCTACTATATTTAATTTTGATAAAGTTATGACAAAAGTTTGAACCATATTGTATCTTATATTCATTTCTACCACCTAAACTCATTATATTTAGTTATATGTGTATGTGCTGATTTCTAAACATAAACTGCAATGCTAATATATTAATGCTAGCCAATTATTCTTTTATGATTTCAAAGAAGTGAGCTACTTGCTTTTTTCTTATCAAATCTTTTCTTATCTTTTTAGATATATAGATACATTGATCTATATAATTCTCAGATAACATCCCTGTTTCAAACCCCGTATGATAGTTATAAGCATTAAAATGTCCACCAGCAAAATCAGTATAGAAATCTATAAATATATAATGAGTACCATGTCTAGTTGTTGTAACCCAATCATATGCAAATATTAACGCATTACCTTTATTAACAATTTTCTTCATTTTATTAACAGTTACATTTTCATGAAACTTAAATTTAATACCATAAGCTTTAAGAATAGCTTTCATATCACAAGCCCATTTACTTTTTTTAGGTTCATAGCCTGCTTTCTCTAAATCCTTCATAGTTTCTCTATAAGGAGCAGAATATCCTAGCCATTTAAGTGCATTCATAATAGCTATCGAACCACAACTCATTCTGTGTGGTTGTTCTGTTATGTATCTTTTCATATAGCTTTCCCCCTATATGCATAGATTTTTATCTATATTTTTTTCGATTCTGTTAAAATAATTAAGGGTTTAACAAGAAACTATGGTAGAATATTACTAATCGAAAACGCAATTATGGGACACCAAATGATCAATAAAGTATCTTTTTTAAATATATCAAGCAACAAAACATCAATTTCACACCCTATATTAGCTAACTAAAATCAAGTAACATTTAATGCCTTAAGGAGGTTATTGCATGACCGAAGAGTCGAAAAGTCTGAAAATTTTAAGTGACATCACAGTTTTTACAAAATATGCGAGATATAATCCAAAGTTAAAAAGAAGAGAAACTTGGGAAGAACTTTGTTATAGAAACAGAGATATGCACCTAAAGAAGTATCCTCAAATGCATGCTGAAATATTAAATTTATATAACAACTTTGTTATTCCTAAGAAAGTACTTCCATCAATGCGATCTATACAGTTTGGTGGTAAATCTATAGAGGTTGCGCCAAATAGAATGTACAATTGTTGCTATCTTCCTATTGATGATTTAAGAAGCTTTTCTGAGTCTATGTTTCTATTATTAGGAGGAACAGGTGTTGGTTATTCTGTTCAAAATAAACACATAGAAAAACTTCCTGAAATACGTAAACCAATTAAAACTCGTAGATATTTAATAGGCGACTCAATTGAAGGGTGGGCAGATAGTATTAAGGCCTTATTATCCGCTTATATGAAAGGTAAATCTTTACCTATTTTTGACTTTAGAGATATAAGGGAAAAAGGCGCCGCTCTTGTTACATCTGGAGGTAAGGCTCCAGGACCAGAGCCATTAAAGACGTGCTTACATCAATTGCAAACCATTCTTGATCGTAAGAAAAATGGTGAAAAACTTACTTCTTTAGAGGTTCACGATATGCTATGCTTTATTGCTGATGCTGTTTTAGCGGGTGGTATTCGTAGAGCAGCAATGATATGTTTATTTGACATGAATGATCAAGATATGCTAACATGTAAATTTGGAGAATGGTGGGAACTTAATCCGCAACGTGGACGAGCTAATAACTCAGCAGTTGTACTTAGACATAAGATAACCCACGATAAATTTATGGATTTATGGGGAAAAATAGAAGCATCAGGCTCAGGTGAGCCAGGATTTTATTTTAGCAATGATGCAGATCTTGGTTGTAATCCGTGCTGTGAGATCGCTCTTAAGCCATATGAATTCTGTAACCTAACCGAGATCAACTTAAGTAATGTAACGTCACAAGAGGATTTGAATGAGCGAGCTAAGGCAGCAGCTTTCTTAGGTACTCTTCAAGCAGGATATACTAGTTTTCATTATTTAAGGGACATTTGGAAACGAACTACAGAAAAAGAAGCATTAATAGGTGTATCAGGTACTGGTATTGCCTCAGGTGAAGTACTGCAGTATGATTTAAAAGAAGCAGCTGAAACTGTAAAGACTGAGAATGCACGTGTAGCAAAGATAATTGGAATTAACAAAGCAGCAAGGACAACAGCGATAAAGCCATCAGGGACAACATCTCTTGTTCTAGGGACCAGTTCAGGGATTCATGCATGGCATTCAGCATATTTCATTAGACGAATGCGTTTAGGGAAGAATGAAGCTATTTATAAATATTTAGCAGAAAAACACCCTGAATTAGTAGAAGATGAGTATTTTAAACCAGAAACTCAAGCTGTAGTTCAAGTGCCAATTAAAGCTCCTACGAATGGAATATTTAGAACAGAAAGTCCAATTGACCTATTAGAAAGAATTAAAAAGTTTTCAGAAGAGTGGATTAAAACAGGTCACCGAAAAGGAGTTAATACTCACAATGTTAGTGCTACTGTTTCTATTAAAGAAGGTGAATGGGATTTAGTTGGAGCTTGGGTTTGGACAAATAGAAATTGTTTCAATGGCCTTTCATTCTTGCCATATTCAGACCATAGTTATGTCCAAGCTCCTTTTGAGTCTATAACAAGTGAACAGTATGCCGAAATGGAAAAACATTTAAACAATATAGATTTAACTGAGATTATTGAAGATAATGACGATACAGATTTAAGTGGGGAAATTGCTTGTGGTGGTGGTGGAGGTAGTTGCGAGATCTAACATCATTATGGGGAATAGAATAGCGGTAGTGAAAAGCTACCGCTTCTTTTTCACTTATGTAATTCTGAAAACAAACTATTTGCAAAACCATTATTAGGTTCTTTATTGCCATATTTAAGACAATAATCATTAGTATATAAGGCTGAATTCATCGGAATGTGAACATTAATTCCCAGTTCTGATAGAGCTTTACGTAAAGCTCTTAATCTCTTTCTACCTATTATAGTAGTAGGAAAATTCACCGCTTTACTGTAAGCTTTGTTAATTTCTTCTAATCTTTCTTCTTCATAAGTCTTTTGTGGTTTCATACTTCTCCATTGTTAATTAATTTTTCTCATTGCACTTCTATGGTTACAACTTTTACAAACTTTAATCTCGAATTCACCATCTGGTCTTTTTATAGGTACACTGTGAATATTGTCATTGCCACATACTTCACACACTGGAGTTATAGTTGGTTGATTATTTTCTATTTTATTTGCTCGTTCTTCTAATTTATCAATAACTACATTATTGACGATACTTCTTAATTTACTTACTTCTTTTCTTAATTTCTCATTCTCCTGCTCAAACTTCTTATAACGTCTCCATTCATTCTTTGAACTTCTTTGTCTTGACATTTCTACTCCATATTAGTGTAGGTAAACTACTTATATTGTACCATAATTACTACTGATTTAACCTCCATGTGTTAGTATAATGTATATATGAATGAATCTCAATTATTAGCATATTTTTGTCCCCTATGTAATTCTTCTCGTTTTGGTCCACATTGGATGTCAAGTTATGAAAGAGAATGGAATAAATGCACTTCTTGTGGCTATATGGAGTTACAAGAAGTAACGAAGAACCGTATTTTTTCTTTAATTGATCCAGATATGCTTTCTGAACCATTTATCGACCCCATAACCGTTAAAATGATAGATAAAGTTAATGGCATGAAAGTAGACAGCGACAATATAAATAGCCAAAACAAGAGTACAAAGTGTAACAATTGCTCCTGCGCTGACTAAGCAAACTAATATCCAATTAATCATTTATTGTCCCTTTTTACTTCATTCATGTCTTTAAGCACTCTATCTAAATTTGCAACGAAACTCGCTTGATCAGTTAACCCTAAATTAAATAAAAAGTCTTTCATATCATTTCTTATTTCTCTTTCTTTAATAAGTTCTCTAAAATCATTAATCTTTTTAAGTTCTAAAGTCATTTTTAAATTGTCCAAGTTATCATATTGCTTTTAAATAACAGAGAGTTAAATATCTCTATCATCTCTGCTCATTATGTCATCTAATCTTTGCTCTACTTCAGCCTCTATTATTTCTTCCACTATTCCATCTATCTTTTCATCTTGTTCTTTCTTCCAGATAGTTTTAAGTTTAGTTGCTAATCGTATGTGATTTATATTCTTTTCAATGCTTAATTCATGCAGTACGTCTTCTATTACACTAGCTAACTCTTTAACTACATGATCTCTAAAGCCTTTAGAATCTCTTCCCATATAGAATTCAAGGTAATCAACTAGTTTATGTAGTTTCTTAATTGCTTTACGTGCTCTTTTAGGAGGTTCTGTTTCTATTTTAGTTTTATCTTTAGGCACGGTTATCCTCTAACTTTTATTCTCTTTTTTCTTTATCTCTAATCTAAGTATCTAAAACATCACCATCTAAATCTAATGTTACTTTAACTTTCTTCTTTTCGCTCATGGTATAACTTCATACCTTTTGGTCTCATGCATTTAAACTGTCTATATTCATAATCTATTTTCTTATT